TCGGCAGCGTCAGATGTGTATAAGAGACAGGTATAGAATTACAATCATCTGTAATTTGTTTTATGCTGGGGATAGTTTTATTTCTTTTACATCAAAGACCAATCCCCAAAAACTCAGATGTGTTATGGTTTATCGTTTTCGTCAAACAGCAAATGAAATACCGCCGTTAGTATTCGATTGTGATCGTGGTCAGAGCGTTGCTTACGCTAAGAACCGCATCCACTTCAGGCATGAACTCATTGATCATGTCATCCAGTTCAGCAATCTTTTTCTCAAGACCAAGAGGATCAATCATCTCAACCGTGTTAGACTTAATGTAAGTCTTGACGCTGGTATCATATTCCTCGCTCTTAGCTGCGGTTTCCTTGCTACCCATCAGACCAGTAACAAACTGCTCTGCCTTTTGCTGAAGCTGAGAGTTCTGCTTTTCCAACTCAGCCTTCGCACGAGAAAGCTGGGATGCCATATGGTCACGCAGTTCAATATAGAACGCCATACCATGATTCTTCTTGTCGATAGCCTCAACGACAGTGTAAGTCTTGCCGCCGATCTCAACCTTAGTCACAGCATTGGATACATTGACAGCATCCTTAATTGCATTGCGCCGCTTAATCAGATCAGTAATCTTGTCATAAGACGCAAATGCAGCTTCCTTGAAAGCATCGGGAGTAATACCGTGAACCTTCTCCTGATTGTTCTTCTTGTTGACAACGAAAGTTGCAGCCGCCATCGAATCAATAATGCGCTTATCCAGAACCTTCAGTTCTGCCAATGCACGATGAATGGTAAGGGTTTCCTGATTTGCCATAGTAAATTCCTCCAATAAACTTTGAATTTTGATGTGTCACGATCTTTGGATTCGAACCAAAATCTCCGCATATTGCGGTGTTCTGCCATTAAACTATCTCGTGTTATTCTTGTATTTCTTGTTATTTATGTAATGTTTAAGAGGCACAGCCCCTTAAACAAGTTCGGATTAATCCGAATATTTATAGCGTTTGAACTCCTGATACTCGTCAAACTTTTGAGAAAGATAATAACGCTGGCGTTGTTTGGTTAAGTCGATATGATCCATCTTGAACAGTTCACGAAGTAATTCATAGTTATTGCGACTGATATTTCCATTTTGTTTTTCATACTCATGCACTCTATAATATATACCAGAATCATAAATACGCTCCCACTGGAAAATGCGTCCTGTATCAGCAGCGGCTTTGATTGCATTACTGCTGGTATTGATCAGTTGCTTATCAGTCATATGCGCCGTCTTATAGGTACGGAACAAATACTGCGTTTGTTTATATGGAACAGTCATGCCGCCAAACTTTCCAGAGTCAAATGTGTCCGCATCACGATAATGAAATAAATAAGGAACAATGCTTGGTGAAAGTTGCACTCTCTGTCCTGTTACTGGATCAAGAACAGAACCATCATCGTGTAGATCAGACTTGAGAATATCTGGCAAATGTTTTACTGGAATTCCATGCCACACAAGGAGAGCTGCGCAACGGAATGTTGAGAAATCACAGACCTCTTTGCCAAAGACAGTTTCCATCAAATCGTTCAAATCATCCAGATTTTCAAAATAATAAGTATCGTAGAAAGCAGTACGATCCACATTCTCAAAGAAAATCTCCCGAATTTCTTCCAGAGGCTTAATAGAACCATTGCCAGTTTCATACATCCACCGCATGAAATCGCTGATCTTGCTCTTATGAGATTGGAAAACATTCATCTTCATAATGGCAAGCTGCGAATATATATCAAGCATATCCTGACGAGTCAAATCATCATAAGCAACATCAGTCAGATTAAAGAACCTATTGACGATATTGAAAGTTTCTTGCTTGTATTTGTTGTTATCAGGGTTATTTAAAAAAGTTTCCGAAACATACTTTTCGATCAAAGCCAGATCAAGCATTATCATCACCTCTCCCTAATATTCTACCAAAACAATTTGTTTTTGTCAAGACATTTATTGCATTTCTTGTTATTATGCTGTAACAGGAAGTCCAAGACTAACAAGGATTGCCTGATTAATTTCATCCATCTTTTCAGATGTGACGCTGCTGACAAAGTTTTTCAGCCGATTTTTATCAATCGTTCTTACCTGTTCCAGCATAATCGTAGAATCTGAGGATAATTTGCATTCATTGACATAGAGGTTAATGTGCGTTGGCATCGGCTTCTTATTCTGAGAAGTGATTGCAGCCACGATCACAGTAGGACAATGCTTATTACCAGTGTTATTCTGGATCACTATTACGGGTCGAATTCCACCCTGTTCACAGCCGACAACTGGACTTAGATCAGCATAGTATATATCTCCCCTCTTTACAATCTTTTTCATACCGCATTTCTCCTTGCAGACCTTTCTTTATCTTTCTTGTATTTCTGGTTATAGTATATCATGCTTAACGAAGATTGTCAAGCATATCCGCAAAGATTGTTACGAGAAATTTTCATAATAGAGCTGCTGGGCGAAATTCCAAAGGTTCGTATATTGCTGATCCTCGTCATCAGACATAGACTGGCTGATACGACTGTTATAAACCATAACACTGCTGACAGAAACAGAGTTTTCCAGATCATACATACCAGCATAAATGATATGATTTGCACTATGGATTTGACATTTAAAGCAAACGCTACGACACATCTGCATTGCAGCTCCATTGCCATGCAGACGGATATTAATGAGGCGTTTAATCTGAGATTCCTCTACGGCAGTCAGTTCGCCAAGCAAATCAGGATCAACCACCAAAACAAGTAAGTCCAATTCTTTGATGTATTGACACTTATCTTTATTGATATATTCTGTGTCTGCAAAATCCAGAATGTTTTTCCAGTTCTTCTTTTTGCGAACAGGCAAAGCATTTGACTTCTCATGCAAAGCACGAACATAGTATGTAAATTCTCCGATTCGACATTTAAACTCGGTATCACTAATAGCGGCTACACTAATCAGTTCGCCGTCAGAATAAACAGGCGTTGCAAATTTCCTCATAAACTTTAATACCCAGCCACAAGATCGTTCAATGCCAGTGGCAAAGAAAGTGGGATCGTCCTCCTTCTGAATACTAAAGTAATCATAGTTGCTCAAAAGAGCAAAGAAAGACAGCATATTCCACTCTTCCATTTTGGTTTCATTAACAAGCATTTTTAGCAGCCTCCCCAATTTAGTATTGACAGTTTAGATAATTTCCTCTATAATTGCTGTGTAATGAGAATTTTATCTAAGTCATACTATACCAGATAATTTTCTCATTGTCAATAGAAACTTAGATTACTTTCTCAAAAGGAGTGTGTTCTATGGCTTCCATTCTATATTCAAGGATTGAGGAACTATGCGACTCGAATGAAATCACGATTACACGGTTAGAAAAAGAATGCGGATTTTCCAATGCAACAATTAAAAAGTGGAAAGATATTAGCATCCCCGGCATCGACAAAGTACAGAAGATTGCGAAATACTTTAATGTAACTACGGATTATCTGCTGGGTATTACCAACATTCCAACTCCTGCCGATGAACTGCTTGGAGATAATGATATTGTCACTTTGCAAAGAGCAAAATCCAAAATGTCCCCTGTTGATCGGGAACGCATGATGCAAATGCTGAAGATTGCTTTTGACTACGCATTCCGTGACGATCAGTAATGTGTCCGTATTATTGGACTGTCACTATGTTACACTGGTATTCGAGGTGATATACTTATGATTCGGTACGCCTATATTTGCAACCAGATTTTGCAGATTTATCGTAATCTGGATGGTTTGTCGTTTCCTCTTGATCCACGCAAACCATTTCAGTTAATGGATAACTGCAAGCTGATGACATATAAGACTTTTTCTGAGATCAACCGCTGCTCACTGCAAGAGGTTTTCTTGTTATGTGAAAGTCAAAGCGGCTGCACTCATTATGATGTTTCCAAAAACAGATATCTTGTTCTGTTTAATTCCTCCACCGCAAACAACAATGTGCTTGGTAGAATTCGCTGGACTCTGGCACATGAACTCGGTCATGTAATGCTAAACCATCTGCCTTATATTGCAGAGCCGCTTATTGCAGAACACAATTTCAACAATCTTTCTAATCCAGAACTGGAAGCTGAAGCAGATTACTTTGCGGCAGCTTTCCTTTGCCCTATGCCTCTATTTGATATGCTGAGCGTGAAATCAGCTAAAGACATTGAAATCACTTTTGGTCTTTCTCACGAGGCTTCTGAATGTCGTTGGAACGACTATGTAAAATGGAAACGCAATCATCGGAAAACTGCTTGGGAGAATGATATTAAGCGGATTTATTTGAATAAATATCCTTACCAAAGCGCACATTACCTTACCTAACCGTACATCGCCGTACCTTGTCATACCTGATAATCCTTACTTAATCCAATTGATTATGCTTGCAACTGTTTCATTGGATGTTCACGCTTTTTACTAAGCAAAGTAATTTCTACTTTAGAACCAGTCATCGCAGCTTGAAGGATGTGTAAGCGGTCATTTACACGATTATAAGATTCTAATCCAACTGTGGACATATCTTTCACAGGCGCATGACGCATAATCTTTACACCTTTATCAATTTTTCTTGCGCCAGCAACTACTTGTTTTACAGAAGAATTAGTATAATTATCTGGTTCTACTACCTGATAACCAGATTTACGAATACTTTCAATCATTCTTCCAGATTCAAGTAGTTTCTTTTTTGCAGAATTGACAACGCTACGATACTGATATGAATTGTACTGTGTGCCGATAATCTCAGCAATTTCTTGATGATATACAATATCACCATAATTCTTCCGCATGATATAATTTACGATATTTTCTACTTGCTTATTTGTTTTCATATTCTATCCCTTCTTATTTTTTCTACATCGTATTGTACCATTCCGAAACCTATTTAACCTTGACTAACCCTAAAACCCTTACCATAATTCATCATAACGCACCTTGCCGTACCCAACCGTATCATAACTTAACTCACCTCTACGCACCGCATCCTAACTTATAATCCATACCTCAACGAACCTAACCTTACCAGATCACGCCGCACCTTATCCAACCGAATCTTATAATCCCTACTTTATCAATCCGTACCATACCACACACAGTATGGTACGGATTTGTTTTATTTAAGCCACTTCAACAATATTTGCAGAGAAACGACCATATCCACGATCTCGCATCTCGCACAGACCAACATAGCTACCAGCATACTCAAGAGCATCAATAATAGTATTCAAGTCCATCATATTCTCGTCATATACAATCTCAAAAGTGGTTTTCCAAGTATTGAAACGAGGACGAGTTCGATTTACTCTGGACTTCTTAATACAGACAGAACGAACATCACGATAGCGATTGTCAGTTCGAAGAACCTCGTAATTCTGTTCCTCAAAAATATCAAGCGGAGCCATCAGAGTCATAATCTGAAGGAACTTTGCAATATCAGTACCCTTACGATTTGCCTTTGCTCCGTTCTGAATAGTTGCCTTAATACATTCATTGGGAATATACAGTCCAATTTTATCATCCCAATACACGCCAGACTCCCATTCCAAATCAGAAATCTTCAAATAATCTTCATCTGTCTTTTTCCTCTTAGAAGTGTACTTTTTCATTTCCAGACTAATAGGATGCAAAGGATTCACACACTTAGGAGAGTGCATAATCAAAGGGGAATTACCAACCAGAGTTACATTCAGCTTTTTCATTGTCTTGTCAACCTTTCTACTTTTTGTTTTCTTGTTACCGTGTGTTTTCTTTATAAGTAAATCCAAACGGATTAACTATCAATCAATATATTTCCAACCGTATCCTGCACAAGATTTTCTTCTGCCTTCACACACATCAGAAATATGTTTTGAACCTTTACAGTGCCTATCCGCTTCATTTACTCCATCAAAGATTTGAAGAATCTGTCCAGTTTTTAAATCTATTTGAGCAACTTTTCTACTTGCTCTTTCTTTTGCTAACTGATTACGAGGAACTATCTCAATTCCATTTCTCAAAAGGATTTTTGTTGCGGTAAGTTTGTCAATTCCAAAAGCAGCTACGATTGTATTCAAAGTTTTATATTCCAAGTTGCGATAAAGATCGCAGACTTGTTGATCTGAAACATCTAAATCAGAAGTTCCATCTCCACCACGAGTCATGTTATATCCATAATGAAAAGTATTGAATTTCTTTATATAAAACCGTTCACGGTCGCATGGGTTATCGGTTTCTTCCAGTATCTCAAACCGAAAGTTATCAACTCCATATTTGCGCATTGCTCTATATAATGCTCGATCTTTGCATCTGTCTTTGCGCATATCACGCTTATGTTCATTCCAACGCTTTTCAGGATTACCATACTCTGTCTTTCCAATATAAGACTTATGGTTAATCAAATTTGTAATTCTATATATAAAAGCCATAACCGCCTCCCTTGCATTTTCTTTATGGCGGGGAGAGAGGGATTCGAACCCCCGGATGCTTTCACATCATCGGTTTTCAAGACCGACACCATAAGCCACTCGGTCATCTCCCCATATAGAGCAGTTTCAGTCATGCTCAGGACTATGGAGGGGGAAATATAAAATGAATCAAACAGTCATCAACAGATCATTCAGTTCATCGACTGCCTCTTTATGTTCAACTTTTGCATCCTTGTAATACTGCTTCATACGCTCGGCGTGTTTCTGCGCCGCAACAACAGCCTTTTCAGCTTCCACATACCGCATGGCAGCTCTCTTGAGCCGCTTTGCGGTAATTTTATTGTTGCATTTCAGAGCTGCCAGACGCTTACCAGTATCCAGAGAGAAAGTATCATGAGGATCGCACTTGGCGACACCCTTAACAGTCTTTCCAGCAAAGGTAGAAACTGCAATTACCTGATTACCGCTGTGGTAATACTTATACTTATCAAACGGAAACCGCATCAGTCTTTTCCTCCTTGTTCTTCTTCACGGTAGGCCATACGACAACAGGAACGGTATCAATACCCATCATCTTGTAAACCAGATAAGAGGTATAGCCGTCAAAGAGATTGCCACAATCATCCACATAAATCTCGGTTTCGAACTTCTTGTTCTTACGCCACTCGTCCAGACGCTTATTTAGCTTTTCATTACAGGGAATCGTACTGGCAAAGCTGTAAGGAACTCGAATGTCTGCAATGGGAATCTCTCTGCGTTCCAGATTGAAGATAAAGCATTGCTTATCTGCATCTGCTCGATTGGTATAGAACTGATTCTCCATCATTTTACGAACAGTACCCTTTTCATCAACCACAGAATACATGATTACAGGAGGAATATTTTCGCCGCCAATAGTAAACTGCATAGAAACGACCTTGCAAGTAAGGATTTCATACTTCTTCTGACCAGTTGCCTTAACACTGCCGCTGCCCTTACACTCAGGACAAGCATACTCACGCATAGTATTGTTTTCGATGCACTCAATGATCTGCTCTGCTACCTGCTGCATTGCCTGTTCCATTGTGTCGGCATTAAATGTTGCCGCCTTGCCAAGACGAATCTTTCCAGTGCCATTACAGATCGGGCAAGTAGTCTTTGTGATTTTCTTCAGAACAAATACCTGATCACCAATTCCGATTTTCGTTTCAATGTTCATTGTGAACGCTCCTTCTTTATACTTGTATTTCTTGTTATGTAGTTTATTGAAATGCCAGCACCTTTAACTGACACTTACATTATACTTGCATTTCTTGTTATTGTCAAGACCTAATTGCGATTTTTCTCAAAAAATTTTCCACCATGCTTTTTCACATCATCATATGTAGTTGTGCTGCCAAAACTATTTTCTACCCACACTTCTCCATTTTGAATATTCACCTTAACAGGAAATACAGCATCATCCAATACGATTGTAACCGTCTCTCCGTCCATCTTACGAAGCTGCGCCTTCGTCAAATCCTTTGGAGCATTCTCACATCGAGGAAACGGACACAACTCACAATCTGATGAATCACATTCTTCATAGTCATTTCGTGTAACCGCATAAATAAACGCTACAAATCCAAGCGCAATTATACATAGTTTAATGATCAGTTCCATAATCATTTTCCTTTCTCACTGTTTTGAAATACTCATTTGGCGTTTGCTTCGTTACTGTAATACTAATCACATTAGGATTTTTCAAAAGTTCAATCACCTGTTCGATAGCATCTTCTTCGCCACGCATATTGTAAATCGCACTTCCATTTGCAACTTGCATTTTAATTTTCATGACCTGAACCTCCTATGTAAATTAAAACAGTAGACTTACCGCATAAATGGGAAGTCCGATTGTAACAAAAAACAGCAACGCAAATACAGCGGCTCCAAAAATTCTGATAAAAATATTATCCGTTGGCTGACCATTGATCGTAATCTTAAACTTGGAAAAGAAAATCAGTACAATATATACCAGCACAGTTGCAGCAAGAATATACTTCATCATTTTATGTTTCCTCCATCAAATCATTAATTGAAATAATTTTCCCATACAACATTGTTGCCTTTTCATTGATCATTCGATTGGCATGAAAATGAGCAAATAACCAATGGTCATATTCCAAAACCTGTTCTACCTTTGACAACCATTCTTCCATAGATTTATCTACCGTAGACTGATCTAAGCCTCGTAAAAATAAATCAGTTGGTTGCCACTGTTCGGGACAAGTATGAGATACTACAAGATCGACTTTTTTGATTTTCTTGATACGATTAAAAATTTCATTGCGTTTCTCAGGAGAAATCTGTTCATCTGCGAACCACTGATAGCCGCTGGAAAGTCGATACCATTTATCAACGCTATATGCGCCACCTAAAACCAGCACTTTTCTATTATCCAAATTATAAATTTCTCCATCTTTGGCAAACAACAAATTCGGATAATTGTCCTCTACATAAAATGTTCCAAACTCATTTGATTTCTCATGATAGGTTTCAATGTTTTCTGGACGCATTTCATGATTTCCATGAATACAAAAATAGGTTCTGCCACTATCTTGCAGCTTTTGCTTATGGACACATTCATTTAAAGTTCTATTGTAATTTACGCCCACATCTCCCAGCAGAACAATAATTTGATCCGCAGTATGAGGAATCTTTTTATAGTCCAGTCTGCGCAACAGGTCATCTATCTGACCATGCACATCACCAGTAAAATAAATCATTGGACTTCTCCTTTCTCCACTTGGGGAATTAAATACTCAGCACCAATTCCATTTTGTAATTACCACGATCATGAGCTTCTACATCATAATTGCATAACTGAAAATCATCATCCGTTGCATCAGGATTATAAGGCATAGTATAGCCGACACGAAGCAAATGTCTGAGAACACGGCGAACAGTTGTGTTACGACTGCATCTCTCTTCAAAAGCAAACTGTCCAGAATCCAAATCCAGCAAAGTACAATAACCAGTTGTACTTCCGCTATACTTATTTTTATTATCACGGAATGAAACTACATAATAGATTGCATCAATGCTATCTCCATTGACCTTGTTTTTCAGCAAGACAACCGATCCGTTATGTAGATTAAGTTTGCGATTCAGATCAACATATTGCTTTTGACCTCTTACAATAACATTATTCATTGTTTGTATTCCTCCCTAATTCTTTGATGGAATATTCCAAGATGACTTTCCTCCGGGAATTGCGCTGGGAATAACCATAATTCCATGTTCACGCATAATGGACTTCATTCGTTCCAATTCTTTATGCAGACTATTGATTTCACGCTCCTGCTTTTCAACAATTCGCAAAGTCTTTTCACGCATTGTAGCTGCTCGGTTTACTTCGTCTTGTTCCAGTTCTTTCCCATCAAGCCACTTATCAACAGAGTGCATAATACCAATGATTGTATATTCTTTTTGACTCAGTTCTTCCGATGTGTTCCGCAATCCATTTTCGGCAATTTGACACTGTTGCTGCCAATATGATACGAGATTTACGCCTTCTCCATCGAATAGCTTTTCTTCTAATTCCTCAATTGCATATGCGGCTTCTCGTAAAGCAATATCTTTGGGAGAAATGCCGTTACGAGCATTTGCATGACATCTCGTTACCAGTTCTTCATACATGGGATTCCTCCTTATTAAACACAGAATCGTGCGCTTCCTGCGCTCCATCTATAAAGCTATCCAGAGGCTCTAAATCACCGTTTAAATGATAGTTGGCAACCTCATATCCTTGTCCATAACAGTCAGCAAAGTAATCTTTATAGGCTTTCAAAGCGGCATTCTCTTTCTCTAATTCTTTTATTTTTGATTTTGTTTCTGATAGCTCAAGAGCAAGTGAAAAGCTCTTTGCACTCTCACCAGACAAAACGACTGGTTGCATTTTACGAAGCATGGTTATCTCTGCGTGTTGACTTTCCAATAACTCTGCTATTTGCCCAGCTTCATAGGTACTGATTTCTCCAACGCCATGTTCTGCGTAATATTTCAAACTTTCTAATAATACCTCATACATAATCAGGACTCCTTCTTATCTGCTGGGACAAAATGTTTAGCACAAGAATATTCCCACTGATTATTTCTATAAATCAAGAAATGTGGAAATCCGTTTTTATTATCACGAACAGCACAAACCATGTATTTCTTGTTATCTCGCTTGTCAATTACGAACATTTTCGTATTCTCCTTTGAATTTCAAATAGAGTTGATATTTCCTATCCAGCCGTGTTGTTGGAACAGAATCTTTATACAAAAGATCAAGTGCTTTAATAGCGTTTGTGCATCCATAATTAATTGTCTGAGATGCTTTTTGTATATTTGGTTTTCCTGTTGCGGTTCTCAAAACTACGCCGTTGTCATAAAAGAAATCTTTAATTTGTTCCAACATCTCATTTGATCCAGATGTGATTTCAACATGGACATATCCAGCAGATTTTGTTATACATCCATCACCATCAAAATATCCACGAATAAAATGACATTGCAACCCTTTAGGAATATTATTAGAAATGGATATATTAAAAGTCTTTCTTGGTTTGATCCCAAAGTTCTTTTTCAACACCTCTACATACCACTTACCATTAAACGACAAAACACAAGACTTTTTATTAATCTTAGGTGAACCAATGAATCCAGTTACAAATGCCAACTTTTCCAGATGCTCATAATCTTTAATAGACAAGTGAACAGCAACACAATCCCGATCAGACCTGACATAACCATCGGCTGCAATAAACCCTGCCCAATAGCAACTTTCTGGCGTGTATTGGTTAAAGAACTCGGTATTATAAAAATGATCAGGCGTACTTTTTCGCAACTTAATACCATTTCGTAACAGAATTCTTTGAACTGTTGCTCTATGTATTCCGTATTTAGCCGCAATTTCTCCAACTTTGAAATTGCTATTATAAAGATTGATTACAAATTGTTCTATTTCATCACTTACTCGCTTCGACATTTACACCTCCATTTCCACTGCTTTTTCAAAACAATTTTCTTTTCTGTTCCATCATGATAACAGACATAAATCGTTACATCTGGATTATCCAAATAGACATGAAATAAATACAACACATCATTATTATCTTGAGAGTCAACAAACACTTCATCTGAATCTGCAAGTCCTTTGTACTTTCCAGAAAATACAACACGATAACCTATTCTGCACTTAGATTTCCGAAGCCTCATAATTTGCCCTCCAAAGCGATAATTCCGCAGTCAATTAACATATTGATTTTTTCTAAGAACATCTCTTGAATTCTCATATCATTCTCACAATCAATATCCTTTTTATCAAAGAATTGATTAAAATTATAACCGCACATTCCATCATATGATGAAAAATAGAAGCGAAATTTTCCGGCATGGGCTTTTGCATCTTCGTCATAAATTCCAATCCAGAACTCATTCCCTGTCCCAAACCTACGGTCTGCTTCTGTTCCTGCAAAACCGCAAATACACCATGCTCCAATCACATCATTTCTCCAAAAGAACGGTAATCCAACATGAGTTCTATCTACAACTTTATATTTCTTGAGCTGCTTAATAGTCAAATTATACTTATTTTTGACCAAAGGTTTTCGCATTTTATAAGTCATATTTTACTCCCGATTATTAAGATAATCGTTATAATCTCTTTCACCAGTAAGGATTACTCTAAATATAGCATCTCCTTCGTATATTCTTGCATTTATTGTTATTAATTCAAAATATATGGCTGAGCATTATAATATGAAGGACACTCTCGTTTTTCTACTGGCGGCAAAATATTCTTTTTAACTCTGGATTGTCCGCAAACTGGACAAAATAAAAATTGCCGATATTCTGGAAACCGATAACTGCCGCCAGCATTAATAATTCGTGCGCCATATTTATCTACTTCCCACGATGATAATCCAAAATCATATTTTTCGCAAAAATCACACATAGTTTTTCCTCCAAACCTCAAATTCCAATCCAAATTCTATAATCATCACAGACATTATAGAAAATACGAAGATCATCATTAACACATTCCAAAGCAGGGTTATAGCCAGTAAAATCTTCATCCAGCAAACGATCCTCACGCTCTGCTTCATCCTCTACACTGAGAATATCAATGTGCTGTCGTACAGTTCTATATTCCTCACTGATTTCTTCCCAATCATCCTCTGGTACTTTGGATTTTATCAACTTATAACAGTTTTCCAAGGCTCGGAGTGTTTTACGGCAAGATTCTAAGTCCTCGCCGCCTTCATTGATACACTGGCGAAGTTCCTTACCAAAACTCTTTAGGTCATATTTCCATTTCACATCAATTGCCCTCCATGATTGCCTCAAACTCGTCAATGGCATTAACGATCTCGGCAAGAGAGTCACGAACATCTGCGATTGCTCCATCCTCGTAATCTTTTACTGCCTGATTCAATGCCTTGATAATAGCTGCATCATCCAGTTCGTTATTTTTCCAGAACTTCATTTCCATATCAATTCTCCTTATCGAACACTCTGCCACAATTCGGACAATTCTTCACAGTAAATCTCATTGTTGCACCATCAATCATTACATCAACATTGCCCTTACTATCAATAAAGGCATTAGTATCTCCATTTTGATAGAATAATGCTTCGTCACCGTTACAGCAGTTGCATCCATCATTCTCGTGAATAATCTGATCCAGCTTATCACATAAGTTCTGCAAATGCTCTACGGATTTTTCTCCACCATTCACTAAATCTTCCATCATTGGATTTTCTACCAATTCAAGATCATCTCTGGAAACACGAGAGATATAGGCAGACTGTCCGCATCTTGGACATTTTTCCGTTTCAATAGTAAAACCATGACCTCGAACAACACTTACGATACGACAGATTGTTTCAGGAGAAATTGCGGCTCCACCGCCATTTCTAATTTTCCGAACAGGACGGCAAAATTTATTTCGTAGTTCATCACCAGAATACTTTTTAGGAATCATCTTAATTCTCCCTCGTTTCTTTCAATCCAATCGCAAAGTTCATCTGTTACATCATTGCCATAATTGAGTTCTTCTAAAGAAATTCCATTTCCGCACCTTAATTTTTCAATATCAAACCCATATTTATCAAACCAATCATCCAATTCTTTGCTGAGTTCATTTGCGGTAGTTTGAATCCTTGCTAAACGGTGCATTTTTTGTTTAATATGATTTGGAATTTTCATCGAGAAGTTCCCTCGCTTTCGTCAGAAGTTTTTCCTTGTCGTTTTCCATTTTATCATCCATGACCAATTCAAGCAACTGATTTAAAGCGTTTCCAAGGAATTTTCCAGCGGTGAAACCAAGTTGTATCAGGTCGTTACCGTTGACCTCCAAATCCTTTAATGTAAAGCAGTCATCGTCCTTTTTAATCTGCTGGATCATGTGATAAAACTGCGTGGCTTTTCCAAACTGCTTTCCCATGTCAGAATTCTTGCGCTGAGATACTTTATCCGCATACTGAAGGAACACCAAATTCATGAACTGCTGTTCTCCGAACTTATTCAGACAGCGGCGCACGATGTTCTTCTGCGGCTCCAACACACGGTCATGAGAGTCCACAAGCTGTACCACATCGGCAATCAGCTTGTTTTCCAGACGGAGATTACGCAGGGATTTTTCCGCAAGCTGTGCGCTGACAGCGGCATGACCATAAAAATGTCCGACACCGTTTTCGTCCATAGAATAGCAGTAAGGTTTTCCAAGGTCATGATAGAGGGCGGCGATCCGTGTTTCCACGCCGCTACTGACCGCTCCAACGGCTTTTACCGTATGTGTCCATACATCCCATTCGTGATGGGGATTATTCTGGACAAATCCAATGCTGGGCGTAATCTCAGGAATGATAACCTCAAAAATTTCCGTGAAGTTTTCCAGCAACCAATCGCAACGACCAGACATAATTTGCAGAAACTCGCTTCCAATGCGCTCGGCAGCAATATCAAGCAGAAGATTCCTCTTTGCAAGCATTGCATTGGCAGTTTTCCGCTCGATGCCGAAATGATAACGAGCAGAAAAGCGCATGGCTCGGAGAATGCGGAGTGCATCTTCCTCAAACCGTTGTTCAGGATCACCGACACAAACAATTTTCCGATTCAGCAAGTCATACTGACCATCAAAATAGTCAATGATTTCTCCGTTGATGTTCGCTGCCATCGCATTCATCGTAAAGTCACGGCGGCTCAAATCCTCTTTCAAATCGCTGACAAATTCAACTTGGTCTGGATGACGATGATCGGAGTAATCACCATCTTTCCGATAAGTTGTGATCTCATATGGATTTTCCAGCAGAACGGTCAATGTTCCATGCTTGAGTCCAGTATCCAGCACACGAAAATCAGAAAATACTTCTTTCATCTGGTCTGGCAGAGCATTGGTACAAATATCCCAATCGTGCGGCGTTCTTCCAATCAGACTATCACGAACACAACCACCGACCACAAACGCCTCATATCCTGCATCCATCAGCATTTTCATCAGACGCTTCGGTTCCTCTGGAATCTGCATCAGACGATGACTTGTATTAAGCTGCCATCCATTTTCAGGTGCTTTCAGCCACCATTTTTCCATACTCATTCACCTACTATCACATACAGGCGTTTCTTGCCCCATTTTACCCAAAGACAATCGGGATTTTCCAAAGAGATATTCAGGTCTGGACGATTCTTCCGAACCTCGCTGGTAGACTGAACCACACCAGCCTCTTTCATGACGGCTGGAAGGTATCTGGTTTCCGTAAACAAAGTCTGCGGCTGCTCATTATTTTTCCAGTCCAAATCATCCAGAGCCAATAGAGTTTTCGGATCAACCAAAGGTTTTCCGATGACTACATTTAAAAACATGACTTATTCCTCATTTATTCCATACGCCGACATAATCAGGTTTCCAAATTTGTGTTGCTCGATGATAATAATCTTTCCAATGATCATTTTCAAACATATGTGGCACAATAGTACATTCATTAACAAATACAACAAATTCCTCGATCCGCTTGTAATCAGGCTTTTCCGGGAGAGAAGTATTTGCCTTTGCGTAATCCATGCGCTTTTCAAATTCGTCTACCATCTGGTAAAATTCCGTTCTGAATGTTCCGTCCTCGTTCTGGAACTCTCCATTGCGAATGGACATAAGCAGAGGAATATCATGCTCACGGAAAGTATTGATCTCCTGCTTTTCCAGAATATCCAGACACATCAGATACAAGCGAATCAGGTGCATAGCGTGTTTGTTCAGGTGCGCATCATCCTTCTTCTTATTACGCTGTGTGATTTTTCCATACTCCTTGACGATAGTATTCAGATCGCTCCAAATATTCTTATAGTCACGGAGAGGATAGTGCGTCAGATTTACATCCAAGAAGATCTCCGTATCCAAATCCTCACGCTGAGATTCATCCACATACAGATGAATTGCGCCGTTCTCGAACTCCTGATACCTATCGTTAAAAGAGGTCATAGAGGATTTGCAAGAGGAAAGAATCTGCTTTTCTTTTTCCGACTGGTCATAGCGGTCACGAGCCAGAGCTGCTTGCAGACGGCGAAGCTGCTGAGTGGCATAACCGCCGAAGGCATGAACGGCTTTCTGAGAGAGGAACATATCTCGCTGTTCCACCATCATTCTTCCAATGTCGTTAAAGAACACATACTGTTCAGGCTTACAGCCCAGCAACTCAATCGTGTTAGGATTGCAGTCCGACAACAGATGGATCAGCTTATTAAAACTGTAAATGGTGGTGTCTGTTGCGTTATCAATTACCTGTTCGAAATTGGTTCTTCCAAGAATATCGGTTCTGGAATTAAGCGCACAACCACGAACATCAATATCAGAATCAGGCGTGTTCGTACCGTATGCGTGACTTCCACCGAATGTTGCAAAAATCATCGACCCCCCAAGGTGAGGGTTTGTCTTGATAAAATCGTACTCAGGACGATTCAAAACCTCTCTAATATCCATATCAATCTTCCTCCCAAGAATGTTTCTTGCGGTACACTGTCTGCTGCTCCGCAACATATCCTTCTTCCACATCATAGTGCATAGAAAGTTCCAGCATATCCTCGACTTTGTTTTTGATTTCCTGATCCGTCATGGAATCTTCCACGAAAAACTCAAAATCATAGCTGCCAAGCGGTCTGGTGCTTATATATCCTTTTACTCGTTTCATTTTATTACCTCTGTTTCTGAAAGCGTTCTTCCATCTTGCGGCTCATAAACTCTCTTGCCTCTGGAATGGTCATTACCTGACAAGGAACATAACCGTCCTGTCCGAAGGGAACACCAATGGTCACTTTTCCATCGTAGAACAGGCTTCTAATCTCCTGTGGTATTTCCTCGTAAATTGAAGGTCTGTAATAGTTCCCGCTGCTGTTTCTGTGGGCAATGTATTTTTCCACATCAGCAAGTTTCAGGTACAAATCTGCATACTTGCCGCTTGCCGTAGGAACAATCTTACAATCAAAGCCGTCCAGCTTGCTTTTCTGCAATGCCTGATCCGTAATGGGCAGTTCAAAAGTCTGTGAATAAGGGAAATATCCTTCTTCCAGTAAAGCCAGCTTTTCCAGTGCCTCTTGCCAGTGAAAATCCTTGCCGCTGGCAAGCTGCTCTGTGCCGAACAGAGTAAACATATCTTCCTGCCACTTACGACTTTTAGCAAAAAACTCACGGCGCATGGTTTCCTGATCATTCATCATGGATTTTGCTTTTATAGCTGCGGTTTTCCGCTCTGCACTTTCACTGCCAAGCGTAAAGGCAAGGAACAAGGCTTCAAAGATCATAAGGAACGCTCCTTTATTTCGTCATATCTTCCACTTCAAAGATTTCTCCAACATGAACAGTCAGAACATTGTTGTAATCCAAGAATGTTGCCAGCTTTTCCATCAGTTTGTTTCGATCCTCAGCATAGACAAGAAAACCACGACTGCTACCACCAGTATAGTAAACCACAACAGAATATACGCTCATATTTTCCACTTCTTTAAAAACGCTTACATACTCCATTTTGTTTTCTCCTTTTCCATTGTACTTGTATTTATGGTTATTGTCAAGCATTATTTTCGCATTCTTCCAATTCATCAGGAAATGCGTCTAATTCCTTGCCGCTATCCAGCTTGATTTCCCACATGGTTCCAATATCTTCATAGTCATATTCGTCCTCAGACTTGCGCTTTTTTACAGTACACTTTTCGCCGTCATGGGTTTTCCACTCAGAGTCCATACCATGCGTATTGAAAACGCAAATCTTGCCTTCCAGATTTCTTTCATCTCTAACCATAATTCCTTCCTCCATTTACACGGTTTTTTCAACATGAGAATTGACATAATCTCTCGCTTCCACCAGAGAACAGTTATAACGGCTGCGGTACAGCATGACAGCCAAAACAGGACGAGATTTTGCCAGTTCTTCCACTTGCATATCGTACTCACGAACAACTTTCATGATCGTTTTTCCAAGCAGAGAATGCAACCACTTCAAAAATTCAGTTTCGTTCTTATGACGATAGTATCCATGCTGGATATAAAACGCCTCTTCCAGTTCACGCTTCTGAATGTAACGACCATCTTTCATCTGGTAATACAGGTTTTCCATATTAGCTTTCCTTTCTGGCTTTCATAATCTGCCGCTGATTCCAGTATTCGTGCTGCTCATTTTTCCGAAGATGATGACACTGCTTGCCAAGACAGCCCTTCTTTTTCATTTCCTTTACGGTCAAGCTGCCGTTATGTAATGCACAATAAGCCGCTGGATTTTTCGGCTTACCGCCGTAAATTGTCTTTTCCAAAGTGATTTCCCTCCATATTTTTGCATCTGATTGCATTTTTCCGTCCTAAACGGAGATTTTGTGCAATCCTCCGCACAAAGTTCTGTTTTGCGGAGATTTTCTTAAAGTGTATAAGCAATTCCCTGTGCATCCAGTTCCTTGCGCAGATTTTCCAGATTAACTACTCGGATCGGGCAAATATCAATCTTATGTACGGCTGCTCCATTGATTTCCTGATAATCAAACAGGGCAATGGTCTGTGCATTCTCATTGATACCGATTTCAGGCTCTTCCAGCCCACGATAAGTTCTTGCAAGGTCGATAATCTCATTGATCCAGTTCATATGATCCTCCATTACAGTTCTACACAAGCAATCGTTGCGTCATTGTCGGCAAAATACTCATTGATATATTTCACCATCAGCTTTTCCATATGTTCAGCCTTCGTTACATGGTCTGCCTGTTCATAATCCCATTCCAGATTATAAACTTTCAAATCACCACCGCCCCAATAACCGATTGCAAGGCAATTCGGGAGATAGCCATCAAAAAGTTGCATCAGCTTAATTCCAAACCAGCCTGTCGGCTCGTAACCGCTGGCGATGCTCTCTGCGTCATCAAAAGTAAAATCATAAGATTTCTTTTTTCCAAAAGTCAGTTTATGGGCAAGTTCCTCAGCCGTGAGAAACACATATTTCTTGTTTCGTTTCATTGTTTTCCTCCGTCAGCGAAGATTATTGAAATAATCCAGCAAGTGTTTTACATCGTCCCTCTGGTCAACTGTGTACTGTCTGTTTGCTCTGATTGGCATTACCACACCATAACAGTCAGCGCAAATCATGATAATGGGATCGGAATAAGATTTTCCACCAGTGATAAATGTGGGATCAAAAATCTCTGCATAAGCTGCGTCTGCCAGCTTGACGGAATATTCCTGATTTCGATCTCGGAACATAGTCATCGTCTTTTTCTTTCCAGCGGAAGAGTCCCAATAAGGGAATTGGATACCTGTTGCGATGTATGTAAACATATCTTCCGCTTTATGTTTTCTCAAAATCTGTTCCATCTGCTGTTTCAGTCCAGCTTTTTCCGTCAGTTCAATTCCACGCTTTGCCATATCAGCCAGAACGGTCAAATCATCGGTCTGGATTCCAACATATCCACGCTTGTCGCAGAGATAAATGGTTTCTCCATCCTGCTCATAGCAGACTTCCTTATGGGATACCTTCAGCAATTTTCCAAGGTCAAACGCTCTCTTTGCCATGATTTATTCCTCCAATTCAAAACCATAATGACAAAATCCTGTTACATCTGAAATATAATCGGAGATTTCGTCCTCATTATCCATTCCATCAGGAATGTCAATCTCTGTGGGAAGTTCCTTTAACAATTCCTGATCTCTGTCTGTATCCCACTGGATATTTACTGCTTTCATTTTTTCCATCCTCCTTAATGTTTATAATAATAGACAATTTCTGCTTTTGTGTTCATATTTATTGACATTATCAAACTGTCCGCTTGACTGTTCCGTATGGTCAAAAGTTTTACTTCCAGCTTAAAATCATATCGACTTTATTTTCTTCTGCTGTCTTTTTCAAACTGTTCATAATTCCATCCAACTTATTCTCATAAGCCTTCGGAATTTTTACTTCTATAATTGGAAATGTCCATGTATCTTTGTACCTTTCCATTACGCTGCCTCCGCATTGACTTTTGCAAGCAGTTCATTCATGCAATCGAAAAACTTCTGAGAACACTGTGCGCCCTTTGCCTTGTAATACTGAAGGTTTTCACATTTTCCATTCTCAATCTTTGCGCTTACCAATTTTTCATTGATCCAGCCTTGTGTTCTGATAGGAACATTTACACCATACTTTCTCATGAGATAATTGACAATAGAATAGCTGCTATGTTCATATCTACTCTCATAGAAAATAACGGTATCATTATCCAACTTGCCGCCGTTTCTCAGGATTTCCATTGCCTTTCTTACGGTCTGTTCCGCTTTTGCATTCTGTGCCGCAATAAACGCCTGATCCTCTGCTTCACGCTGCGCCGCCTGTTCCATACGCTTCTTATGCTGATTTTCCGCAAATACCTTTCTGGATTCCCACATCTGGTTTTCCAATTCAGGCGCAATGTGCTTGATAAACTCGATTTCGGTAAATCTGAAATGATCCTGCTTTTCCAGTCTGGTTTTGATAGCTGCCATGTAGTTTTCCAGACTATCCATGCCCTTGCGTCTGATCTGCTCCATAACTTCATCAAAAGAATAATCCGTTCTGACGCTGCCGATCCAAATACCAACAGCGATTCCATCATAAATGGCGTACACATCACAATGATCATTGTATTCTTCTTTAATAGTTTCTCCACGGTAAATGCTTCCTGTGATAAGCTGCATAGACTTATTCTTATAAAGGGCTTTGGTCTGATCTGCATTATAGGTAATCACTCTGAAGGTTTCAAAAGGTGTAGTCAAATTTTCCATTCTCATATTTTCAAACATTGCTGTATCCTCCTTACTGATTCTTCAACCAAACTTTATAACTCATAGGTGATTTTCCAATTTCATCATCACTGGAATGAGAAATTGCCCAATCTACTAAATAGCGAAGGTACTGTTCCCACTGCACATCGAAATCAATCAATGCCCAATTTTCCAGTGTAATACCGCTTTGCTCCATCCATCCAAATTCCTGTTCCAGAAAATCTCCCGGAGAAACATCATTATTTCCACTATATGTAATCATCTTTTCTTCATCCAATCCAATAATAGCTATAAACTTTCTTGTAACATTGTTCATCTTAATTTTTCCGTCCTTTTCTTCGGTTTTACCGATTTATTTTTATGCTGGATAAGCTGCGATAACTCGATCATTCGGAATGTCATCAAAGTAAAAGTGATTTTTCTTGATCCTGCTTTCTCGAATAGATTTCATATGCTTCGGATAGTTCGCAGTATTCCAGTTTCCTTTAATGTACTGCTGAATGTAATTGATCAACGCTTGTTCAGGATCAACACTATATTCTGCAAGTTTGCTGATTTTTCCGTTGCAGTCACACTCATAAATACTTGTATTCATTGTTATTATCCTTTCTGTTTAGTCAATCCGTTCTCCGTTCATTTCGAAAACATCAATATCCAGTTCATCAGGATTACTCTTGTAATAGGTATCATTCTGAATGATCCATTCCCTTGTTGCTTCTGCCTTTTTCTTTGACGAAAAGACTCCAACAACATAACGATCCCCAATACATCCACCATTCAAAACATATGCTTTCTGTCCGATTTTCCGCTTCATCTTGACCGCTCCTTACACCACTTTACATTTTCCAGTTCTTCACCATTTAAAATCAATTCGCTGCTCTCTGTCAGTTTGAAAATCACTTGCGTATCTGTTGCACTGACGCATTCAATCAGTTTTCCATGATACCAAATCTTTCTGCCGACAAATCTGTGCTTTTTTCTCTTCTCATTTTCCTGATCCCAATAGCCTTCAGGCGCATGATGAAAAGAAGAATTTTCCATGTACTGCATTATTACGCTCCAATCATCTGATACAGCTTTTCCATTCCTTGCAAAACCTTGTCACAATCATCCTTGCAACGATCATGACACTTTACAAGCTGCTCCATGTCCAAATCTTTCAGAATATCCATATAAGCGTGATACTTGCCCATACTATGTGACGCATTAATAAAATGCGTAGTATCTGCCTTGCGGTTTTTTCCAACGGATTCAATCTCTTTTACTGCCGTTCCGATACTCTCCATTGCTTTCGTAACCAAAATTCCAGTAATCGCATTTTTCATGGTTTATGCTCCCTTCGCTGTAAAATCCTTCTGTTCTCTACACCAGTTTTCCGCTGCCGCCTGTGTCTTAAAGCATTCAAGCAAATATCCATCTGGTGATATGGTATAAAATTCTCTGCTGACTGGATACCAATAAATAAGAATATTATTGATCTGCTTAATTTTCCGTCTTGACATTGCTCTGTTAATTCTCATACTTACTTTTTCCATCCATTTCTGGCTCTGTATCAGCCGTTATTTACTCTCGCATTGATTGTTGCCGCCAATTTATCCAATGTCTTGTAAATCGTCTTAAACGCTCCTGTGGCGCATACATGGTTTGGATTTTCCGAATACTGAAAATGATACATACAAGCTGGAAGTCTCACACCATAATGATCTGCAATCATGACAAGTTCCATCTGATTTCCGATAGTTGCTTCTCCATTTATCCAGTCTTTCGCTGAATCAATTACAACCCTTTCATAATTCATTGCCTGTTCCGCTGTCATTTTTCTGTTCCTCCTATTCAACCGTGATAACCATTCTGTTTTCCGCTGGAACATTGCTTCTTACAATAAAGTTTACCAGTGTACTCAAAAAGTTTTGCACCATGTTTTTTCCCTTATCATTGTTTGTAATATATGCTGTTTTTTCCATTGCTGGCGGCTTAGACAAGGAAGAACCCGGCTTAAAATACTGAATGTTGATATAAATATTTTCCCCATCAATCCAATCCATAATATGAACCTTATAACCATCAACCCATTTTTCCAAATTCATTGTTGTTTCCTCTCTTATGCGTAATAGTCAAATTCCTTCCATCCTCCGCTTGCCTTTACAAACTCTTTCAATCCTTCCGCATTGATCCGCATTGTCTCAAAATCATATGTTGGAAAGAAATAAGACGATGAATCTTCCGTTTCACTTTCAAAATGTAGAATGACAACAACCACTAAATTTTCCAAGTCTGTAACTGGCGTATATTCGTCCTCTGTGATCATGTCCGCTACAATGTCCATATCACACTTCTTTTCCTCTGGCGTGTTTGGCTCATATGTCCAGTGTCCAAATATATCAATCATTTTTCCATCCTCCTTAAATAATGCCGTTCTCTTTAAATTCTTCCGTCAATCCATATCTCTTTGCAAGCTGTTCAAAATAGCTTGCCCACTCCGCTAACTCTCCATATGAATAATTGTGATTCCCAAAATCCGCTTGCCATTTAATCGCTTTCTGTCTGGCTGCGTTTTTCCGTCTCTGATAGCTGCTCATGCCTTTTCACGCTCCCTTAAAAATGATGCTCCCCAATTTTCCGAAGTCTGCCTTTCTTATAAAGAAAGATATTGATATTTGCCATAGACTCTAATTATTCCAACGCTGCTATGATCCGTTCTGTCCGTTTTTGCTCAAACAAACTTCTCTGTTTCGGATATTTTGGTTTGTAGATTCTCATTGTTCCGCTTGCCTTATCCTGATAAACAATACTTGTCATTGTTCCACGTCCTTCTAATAGGCTCTTCCATAATAGATTTCTGGCTTTCTGGTTACATTGTAAATGTAGCTTCCACATCGGACTAACAAAGCGTCTTTTCCATAATACTTTTCTTTCATGCCTTTTACTGATCCGCTGGCTGAAAAGTTTGGAAATTGATCAATGTTTAACGCTCTGCCTTCCGCAACTGGCAAATATTTAACTCTCATTTTTCCGCTCCTTATGCCCATGTTCCATATACAATCATGTTATTTGGACTCTTTCTGTTTCTCCGCATGAATGTAAACACGTTTCCGCTCTGCTCGTCTGTAACTTCCATTCTGTCAACCATATTCCAATAATCATTTGCAATTCTGCTTGCCTTGCGCTTGATCTCTGTTATTGTCTTTCCGCTGATCGTTTTTCCGTAAAGCTGCGCCGTGAACATTGTTTTATCTCCTTTCCACCTTCATTGCCATAAATGCCTTCTTATCCAATCCGCAAAATGCTTTAATGTGCCTTCCTGTGGTCATTGTCCAGCCGTCATAAAGCCTTACAAGCCTTCCAGAATTTTTGATTCTTTTAATAATGGGCGTTCCGTAGCTATATAGCGTTTCCGTTCCATTCTTCGAAATCTCAACCAATGCTTTTCCGTAAAAGCTGTTTCGTCCATCAATGGGACTAAGTTCATAAAATTTCATCTTATTTTTCCTTTCTCCGTCTATTCCGCTTGTCTATAATCTCTTGTAATCTAACTTTCTTGTTTTTCCGCTTATTGCTCTCGCCTTTTTGAATCCTTGTTGATTTTCCAGCTTCTAAAAGCCTTTGATCCATATTGTTCCGATATGCGTTTTCCCGCATGGTTTGTGAATAGGTTTCCTCTGTGGTTTTTGTCCGTCTGCACAAGCCAAATTCCGCTTTATATTCCTCTATGGTCATTCCATGACTTTCCCGCACATGACTTCCCAATCTGTTATAAGATCGTCCGCAAATGTGGCAAATCACTTTCCCGCTTTCGTCATGCTCAACTGTTCCAGCCTTCGGCAATGGATGAATTTTCCCACCGTCTTTAAAGTATTTATAACAACCTTGACACAATCCGTTATAGCTGCGGTTTGTGATTTTTCCACATTTCGGACAAATCATTTAATCATCTTCTTCCATTTCATAATCTGATAACTTTACAAAGTATCTTCCAGCATAAAAGAATGATTTCTTGTGATCGGATTCCATACAGATTTCCAAACAAGGTACACCACAAATTAAATAAATCATGCCATATTCTCCGCAATCATTTTCTTGATATGCTTTTTATACAGCTTTTCCGCTTGCCCTTTATCCGTCTTAAACTCTGTAATAATCGTTTTGTCGTTCTGTTCGTGATCTACAATGTAGATACTTCCAATTTGGCTTTCAATCTCATAAAGCCACACTTTAAAACCATTGATATTGCTTTCCGCAATCAGATTCATTTCACAATCAATTTTCCGCTTTTCCATTTTCAAAATCTCCTTTTCTTTTATTTCTTGTTATTTAATATGTGCCGTTCATGCCGTATTCCAGACGCTTTACAATGGTTTCCAATTCGGCGGCACATTGCTTCAGGATCGTTCTATTGACATTTTCAAGCTGCGCTTCGTTCTGGATCATGCTTTCAATTTTTCCGCTGTACTCTCTGATATATCGGCAAATTGCCGCCGTATTGACTGAATCATATACACTGGATTTTCTTTTCTGGATTGTCATTTTTTGTTCTCCCTTCTGTTTATCCGACAACGACAACAACGGTATTTTCTGGATCGTATTTCTTGCCCTTGTACGGCTTTACAGCCACATTACAAAAGTTATTTGCTTTCCGCTGCGCCGCTGTGATCTGGTCAATTACTTTTTCCGTATCCGCTTTATTAATGTAATAGCGTTTCATTTTTCCGTTGCTCCTTTTCCTGTATTTCTTGTTATTTGTTGCGCCTGATCAAATCAATTCCCAACAAGCCCAAAAATCATACTCTTCGCTGTGTACGGTAATTGTGTTTCCATTATCGAAAAATTCATTTAACCAATCAGAAAACGCTTCACCGCTCCCACTTTCATAATTTTTCTTTTTCAGCCATTCCCGAAGCTGTGAAACGGAATTAAAAGACAGATTAATCATTTTCCAATCTCCTTTATTTACAAAGTTCGTTGTATTCGTCTTTCGTCAAATCAAAATAGCAAGAATTACATTCAAGCAATTCAAGAATTGCAATCAAGCAATCTTCTTTTGTAAATCCCTGATCCGCTTTTCCGTTTTCCTGATAGCTTTTCCATTTAGCATTTACAAGCTGCGGAATATCAGCTTTAATTGTTCTGCAATCGCACAATCTAATATAAACTTCATTCGTCAAATAATCTTTCCAGCTTTTCATGATCTCCGATCCTTTCTTCCTCTGTTTTCTTTATTATACCACACAATAACAAGAAATGCAAGTACATTTTTCAATTTTTCCAAAATATTTTTATCTGAGTCTTTCCAGCCATTCCACCGCCAAAACCGAAACAACAAAACCAGCGGTAAAATACAAAGTAGAAGGAAAGATTTCTTCCCAAGCTGCGCCGCAATCGGAAGCCCCAGCTTTTCCAAGTACCAGCATAAAGAACACAAACGCCGCCACGCCGCAAATATTGCGCATAATCGTCAATGCGTGTTTTCTCCGTCTTGCTCTCTGTTCTGCTCTGTAACGCATTCTTGCGCCGATATACTCAGTATGTACCATTTTATTTTCTCCCTTCGATCTTTTTTAATGTCAAACAATATTCTTCTGATCCGTTTTCATATCCTATATAACGCCGTTCACATTTCACGACTTGCAAACGCTTAAAATCAAATCTGTTTGCAAAGTCTTTAAACCAAACATATTCAAAACTGAATATGCTATTTTCTGGAAAAGGATTCTTTTCGCCTAAAATCTTATAGCGAAAACTACCTTCTTTTATTTGTGGTACAACTTTTATAAATTCGCTTAATGTGATCATGTTTATTTCTCCGTTTATGCCTGTTTCGGCTCTCTGTGTTTTTCGATCCTGACGGCTGCGCTTGTGTTTTCTCTGTATTCTTTCGCCGTCTGTTTTGCGTCTTTCCATGTGTATTCACTGCATTCGCATTCCCAGCCGTAACCGTAATTTGTCATAATGTCGTATCTGTCAACCGTTTTTCTCTGATATGCCATTTTTAAAATCTCCCTTCCATTAAATAAAGTTTTCTTGTATTCCCAATGTAAAACGATCAATAATATGTTTTGTTCCGTATCCGTCAACTAAAATTAAATCGTGTCTTGTCAAATATCCATTTACAAAATTGAATTGCTTTCTTGTTGTTCTGTTATAGGATTCTATATAATCAAATACTTTCTTTTTGTCAGCTTGTAAAAAATCATGCTTTTCCATGTATTCAATAATAATTTTATAATTCATGTTCATTTCTCCATTTCATAACATAGCTATTAAATCAAATTCAAAATTGCAAATTGCTTTATATTTTGGATCATGTGTGCTGTTTATATCGCTTTTCCACTGTCTGAAAGTTTCCAGTATTTCCGCAATCAATTCTTTCGGGTTGATATATTCCAAATCTTCCAGAATGGTATAATAAACACCGTTTTGATCCATGCGCTGCATAAAGTCAACCACTTTTTTAAATGTGCGCTTGTCCTGTTCTGTAATTCTCATTTTGTGCGCCCTCTTTCCGTTGCTTTTGGTTTTTCCGTTTTGGTATTCACTGGAACGGAAAACAGCGGTTTTCCGCTCTGTCAATATCAAATTTCTTTCTTGCTTTTCTGGTTATCATTCGCAATGATCCACTTCGCCGCTATTAATAGCCGTTAAAATTGCGTTTAACTCATTGCAAATATATCTATACTGACGGCGAAGCATTTTGTTTAATTCTTCCGCTTTATATGCTTTATGGTTATACGCCGCTTGTCTGTATTCCTTTAATTCAATTTCTGGATCAAATAACCAGCGGTTTAAATTATCGCTTGCATACTGGTAAACTTTCGCAATCTCTGTATATTTTGCAAAGTGTTCATTTTTCCGGTTGACGCTCCAATTAATAGCCTTTACCATATCGGCGGCGGCTTTCAGTTTAGAAACACTGTAACAAGCTCTTGCAATCTCCATTTTGTTTATCTCCTTTCAGGCGGCAAACCTTGCGCCAAATGCAAAATATACTTTCTTTCGGCTGATATTCACGGCTTCAAGATATTCTTCAGGAATATGCAAGCGGCTTTTTTCGTGCGCCGTGTAAAGTTCATTTGCAATATATATTTGTCCATCCTTGCGCCGTTTCTGGTCAAACTCTTTTTTGATCCTGTAATATACCATTGTAAACGCTCCTTTAAAAGTAATAAAACAATGCGCTGCTTCGTGCCGTAATTGCGTATAATTCGCCTGTCTGGTTATCCTTCAGCAAACCGCCATTCATGCCATATTTGCCACGGCTAACAGCGACAGGGTCAAGCCGTCTGTATCTGGTCAAGCTGCCTTCTTCGGCGGTAATGTCAACGGCTGCGCCCAGCTTTACAAGGTTTTTGATCTCTTTTTGTTTAATGGTTTTCATGCTTTCGCCGCTCCTTTCGTCAGTTCCCTATAAATCAATTTTGTGATCATTTCTTCGGCTTCGCATTCGCTGTATTTTGCTTTTTCGCTTTCGGTTTCTTCAAGCCATGCGCCCAGCATATCAACCGCCGAAACATTGTAATAATACATGGTATTAAATGCGGAAGGCAAACCTTGCGCCCAGTCTTTAAAGGTTTCAAAACCTGAGCGGCTGCGGCTGTATCTCTTTTCATTTTCGCAAGCCGTCAAAATCAGTTTGCAAGCCGTATTAAAATCGGGATCGGCTTCAAGTTCGAAGTATTCATGATCAACGCCGTCAATAATATATTTGCGTACTTTCTCAATAACTTTTTTGCTGTTAGTTCTCAACATGGTTTTTACACTCCTTTTTATTTGTCCGTTGTTCCGTTTTCCGTTGTTCTTTTATTTCTGGTTATTGTTCGCCGTTGTAATAAGCTGCGGTATTTTGTACCCATATCAAAACGCCGTTATAATAGATTTTTGCGTTTTTGGTTTTTGTCGTGTAATTGATCAGCTTTTCAAGGCTTTTTGAATGATGAAGTTTTACGCCGTTTTCATACATGATATAAACATTTTGCATTGTTTCCGCTCCTTCCGTTGTTACTTGCATTTATTGTTATTTGCTGAAGGAAAGAATACCAGTATTCAAAAAGCGGTTAAAACTATTAATGCAATCTTCAGCATAATAATTAATAGTTACCATATAGTAATTAAAGATTGCATTCATGATCCCATTGCAAGCGGCTTTATTATATTTTGTTTGCTGCGCTGCGGCGGCTTGCATTGCGTTTTTAATTTCGAAGTATCCCATTTGTTTAATCTCCTTTTGTTTTCCTTTTGTGATTATAGTATAGCATATAATAACCAGAAATGCAAGAATAAATTGTAAAATTAAATGTAAAAATACAGGGCTTTTTATTGCACTGTTTTGTGCAATTTGACTATACTATATTTTGAGTTAGTGACCGTTTTAAAATATACGGCTTTTGTCGATTGAATACGGCGAAAAATAAAAAAGCTGCGCCGCCTTGCGTTTTGAATGGGATCGGCTGCGCCTTGCGTGTTACTGGTTAAACCTGAAGCGGATCGGGATTTATATCCGCATTTGTTCGGGCTTTTGTTTTGTTCGGTTTTTGGTGTAAGGCGAACAAAACGCCCATAAACAAGGCAATATTTGCGCCGTTACTGTTTTGTTGATCATGAAGGGCGGTACTTTCCACTTTTTGCGGTTTTTGTTTTTGTCCAGCAGCCAGAGTACATCTGCTCAAACTACGCAGCGCATTTTTCAAAACGATTGATCGGGAAGTGCATCGTAAAGTCCCCATAATTATCGTAATATTGCCCTATCATCTGATCTCAAAATCCAGTCCAGCAGCTCTCACACCAAACTAATCAAACTCCTAAAAACCCCATAACTATGGTCATTCTCGATTTATTTATCCGATGATCACAAATTATTTACAAAAATAAATAACTGGAAATGCAAGAAACTTATTGACATACGCCTTGAAATTTGGTACAATAATAGTGCGGGAATCCTTTAGTTTATGGGATTTTCATTCACAGAGCAGATAACAAGATATGCAAGAAAATAAGGAGTAGATCACGATGACAAAATATCAAGTAGATGGAAGCTGCGTAATTGAGATTGCGCCTTGGCTGGAAAAAGCACTGGAAAATCAAAAAAACAAGACTATGAGTGTGGCAGCTCCTATTGTAGATCAGGAATATATTGAGAGTGATCATCGAAATAAAACTCCTGTGGAACCTATTCGTTCACTGGATGATATTGAGCGCATTAAGCAGTATTTCCTTACTACCAAAGGACATGGTAATACTCGTATCAGAAACTATGCGTACTTCGTCCTATCTTTAAATGTAGCCAGACGATGCGGTGACATTGTTGAGCTGCGAGTTCGAGATGTATTAAATGCAGACGGTACTTTTAAGACTCATGTTATTTTTGATCACGAACAAAAAACTGGTAAGCGTTCTATGATTCTACTAAACAGCAAGACAGTGGAAGCATTAAAACTGTATTTTGATACTCTGAAGGAATATCGTATGTCTGACTGGTTATTCCCGAAACTGAACAATCATGACGAACATATGAGTGTGGATGGAATGCGCCGAATGCTTCAGCGCACAGTTGAGGCGTTGGGAATTGATATGCGGATTGGAACTCATTCGCTGCGCAAGACAATGCCCTATCATATTATTACTAATAGTACCAATACTGAGGACGAGGTAATGGTATCCCAGCTTTTAAAGCATAGCAATGTAAAAACTACCTATCACTATATAGGGCGCAGTCAGTCCGAGATGGATGATTTTGTAGAGGCAAATGCTCTTTGAGGCGGGAGGATGATTTGCAGCTTGACAACACAGCCTACGGCTGGTTGCCTTCACTGTCATTCGCATCGCCTACGGCAATGCTCATGAATATAAATGACCATGTTTGTGGGATTTTGTATTTTTGCTCTTTTTGAAAAACGGCTAAAAAGCCCAATTCGATGGTGTTTTGGCGGGATTTCTGTGTGTACTATTTTGCCATAATAAGTATATATATTATTATGGGATTTTGGTACATAGGTAAAACCTCTGAAACCAGCATAAATATGGGCGTTTCAAGCGTTTTCAGTTGGAGGGCAACTTACCAAAATTGAAGGAGATGATTGAAATTAGTGAAAATCTGGTCAGGTTGAAAAAGGGAGAATATAACGAAGTGACGCTGGTTGACAAGATATGTACTGATGCTCAGAAGAAGTCATATCACAGAAAAGAGAAATTCGCCAGCGGCAAACATCGGAGTATGTTCCTTGATACTTTGGCAAGGTATTGTGATTATGAGTTCGATACTGAGAAAAAGAAATATGTAGTCACAGAGGTTTTTTCTTATCCAAAGACTTTGAGTGATGCGAAAATTCATAAGGGGATTTATCAGTATCTTGCGCCGCTGATGCTTTACCGTGTTTTATACGGCGATGATAAAAAGAATCGCAGAGCAGTGATAACCTCTATGGATATAGCTGCCGATGTTTCTCTGATCACTGGAAATTATAACATGATGAAGTTCAATCAGGAGGCGGTCAATACTGATATGGGTATCCCCCTTCAGATTGTATCTGAGTATTTCAATAAGGCAGATAACCGCATTGATGATTATATTCGGCAGTGCATTAAATATCTGGCAAGCATGAACTGTGTAATTTACAATGAAACTCATATGATCGGTACAATGCCAGAGCGAGTTGATGTAGAAGGTACAGAGATTTATGTAAAAAAGGGCGAGGTTCGTATTGCGACTAAAGAGGAAATGAAATTGTATTCCGAATTAGACGAGATCGCCAGCCGTAAAGCTGGCATTCGAACAAATAGTGAAAAGTGGTATGGTAAAAAGGCGGCGAGGTACAATTCAGAATTATCTGCATTATTGCAAAAGCATGGAATTTGGTTCGTATGTAGAGCATTCGAATTGTGGAAAGTCGATACGGCAAGGTGTAAAGAAACGCTGAAAAGTTTTTCTGATATGACCATCCCTCAGCGGCGAAAAGAGATTGGTATGGCTCTAAAATATATTCTGGATACCAATGCTGAGAATCGGGCTGAGAAAAAGCAGCTATGCGACAATTACATTGAGCATTTTAAGCATCTTTCCGATTTGACACTAAATCCTGCCGCAGAGGATGTAAGAGATAAGTTGCCGTCAGCAAGTAAGAAATCTTATCAAGAAAAAGCGCAAGAGAAATACGGTTTTCATATCGTATATGTGGATGAATAAGTGAGGTCGATTATGGAATTAAGCAAAGTACAGCAAGAGGCGGTTGATTTTTATAGGGGCTGTTGTAATGTGATCGCTTCCGCAGGGAGTGGCAAAACAAGGGTTCTTGTAAATCGAATTGTAAAGTTGATCGAGGAATATGATGTAGAGCCGGGAAAGATTTTAGCAATTACATTCAGCAAAAAGGCAAAAGAGAATATGATCGAGCGTCTGACTAAAATGATTCCTGAGTATGTAAATTTCATTAACATTGAAACATTCCATTCTTTTGGATATAGGATTGTTCGACAGTTTACAAGAGAGCAATTTGAAATTTTGGATGCCGATTGGAAAAAGGTCAAGATCATCGAAGAGATTATGCAGTCTGTTTATCGAACCAAGGAAGTCGATGGTGAGGAAGTAGCGGAAATTCTGCATTACATTTCTGTGCAGAAAAATCAGATGAAAAAGCCAGATACGAGAGAAAAGTTCGGGAAATTTTATAAGAAATATGAGGATTACAAAAGCGCACATAACCAGTTAGATTTTGATGATATGCTTACCAAGTGCTATGAGATACTGGTGAGTAATGAAAAAGGATTGGCTTATTGTCAGGATAAATACCAATTTATTCTGGCAGACGAGATGCAAGATACGAATGCAGTACAGTATGAAATTTTGAAATTGATTGGCGTAAAGCACAAAAATGTTTTTGTAGTGGATGATCCTTTGCAGAACATTTTCCAGTGGAGAGGTTCAGACAATCGGTTTGTATTGGAGTTTGATCAGGAATGGCCTGATGCAAAAACAATTCAACTGAATAAAAACTATCGAAGCAGTTTGAACATTGTTCGTGCTGCCAATCATTTCGCAGAGTATATTCCTGAGTCTGGTCATGTTCATTATGTGGAGAGCGTTGCAGACAAGGGAGAATTTGAAGAGCCTCATTATGATCGGTTCACTGATGAAACCACGGAGGCGGCTGAAATTTCTAAGAGAGTAAAAGAACTGGTAGAGGCGGGGTATCGTTATAATGATATAGCTGTGCTTACCAGAACAAATGCCCAGCTTCAGTATTTTGAAACGGCTTTGTATCGCAGTGAAATTCCATATACTGTTGTAGATGGTTTGTCATTTTCAGATCGCAAGGAAATCAAGATTGTTCTTTCTTATTTGCGTCTGGTATGCGATATTAACGATGACGAGGCATTTGAATATATTTATAATCGTCCTAATCGTTTTTTGGGAAGTCAGTTTTTGCAAGAGGTAAAACGAGCTGCCAGAAAAGAAAAAATCTCTTTGTTTTGCGCCATGTCAAGAGTGATTAAAACGAATTGGAGATATAAGAGTGCTAATTTAATTTATGGCACTGTTAAGCAGCTCAGTGGAAACCATTATAAAACCGTAGCAGATATGATTGCTGATCTGCGAGAAATTCTTGATTTGGATTCTTATGTGTCTAAAGATTTGAGCGAGAATGATGATAGCAAAGTTGAAAACTTGAATACTTTGCAGAGCATGGCATCGAACTATAAGGATGTAAAGCGTTTTGTTTCCTTTATGATGAAGTTCGCCAAGGAAAAGAAAATTGATCCGAATTCTGTTCAGCTTATGACCATTCATAAATCCAAAGGATTGGAGTTTCCTATTGTGTTTGTGGCAGGGGTTAATCAAGGTATTCTGCCGCATGGGAAAAATCAAAATCCAGACGAGGAAAAACGCTTAATGTATGTGGCTATTACAAGAGCAGAAAAGGTTTTGTATGTTTCTTCTACTCAGAGATATAATGGCAAAGAAATGGATGAAAGTGATTTTATTTCTTTTCTTTTTGACTAATAACCAGAAATACAAGTATCGGAGGACAAAATATGAAACTACATAAAGGAGAATTTTATGAACGAAAATACCAATCGGCACTCATGTCGAACCTGTATTTGGAAAGACCAATGCGAGGATGAACAGCCCTGCGCATTTTATGATGATGGCAGTAATGAGATTGATTTGTCGGACGCTGAGATTGAGCAGCGAGTAGAAAATGGCAGGAGAAAATTCAGAAATGAATATTGGAAATATATGAAGGAGTACGATGATGGAAAAAGCTACGAATAATGTTCTGGTGAAATCAAGGATTTATTTGGATAACGCAAGTACGACAAAGCCGCTTCGTTTTGTGATGGATATGGTCAACGATGCTATATATGAGCAGTATGGAAATCCAAGTAGCTTGCATGATATTGGTCGTAAGGCAAACGATGCGGTTGAGAATGCAAGAAAAATTATTGCTGATTTTATCGGAGCAAAGCCTTCTGAGATTTATTTTACTGCTGGTGGCAGTGAGTCAGATAATATGGCTCTGCGTGGTATTGCTCCATATCTGAAAAGTATTGGTAAGACAATGATTGTTACTACGGAAATCGAACATCACGCCGTTTTGAATACTTGCAAGGAATTGGAGAAGGATGGATTTACTGTAATCTATATGCCTATTGATCAGGATGGCAGAGTAGATATTGAGGAACTGCATCGAGTCATGGAAAAATATAAGGATCAGATTGGTCTTGTGTCCATTATGGCAGTGAATAATGAAATTGGTTCTATTCAGTTGATTGAGGATATTGGCGATCTTTGTCAGGAATATCATACACTTTTCATGACAGACGCAGTTCAGGCATATGGTCATATTCTGCTGAATGTAAATGAACAGCATATTGATATGCTTGCCGCATCAGGACATAAGATTCATGCACTGAAGGGGATCGGCATTTTGTATGTGAGAGATGGAGTGCCTGTAAAATCAATTATTACTGGCGGCGGTCAGGAACGAGGTCTTAGAGCAGGAACCGAGAATGTGTTTGGCATTATTTCTATGGGAGCTGCGACAGAGGGGCTTGCTAAGAATATGAAGGGAAACGAGGAATATTTCAGAGAATTAAGAAACACATTCTTTGATACTTTGGATGAACTGTCTGTTTCTTATAAAGTTAATACTGATGTTGGCGTTCCGAACATTATTAGCTTGACACTGCCGGGGTGCGAGAGCGAAGCAATGCTTTTGCTGCTGAACCAGAAACAAGTCTATGTGTCTGCTGGATCGGCGTGTACGGCTGGCTCTCTTGAACCTTCTCATGTGTTGTTGGCATTGGGCTTATCAGAGCATGATGCAAGCTGTACGATTCGTATTTCTATGAGTTTAATCAATAGCGGATTTGATATGGTGGAAGCGGCTCATGCAATTGCAGAATGTACCAGTCAGCTTCGATCTATGATGGAGGTGTGATATGAAAAAGGAATATGTGCATTATACAGATATTACACGAGAAATTCTTGATACGATCAAGGTTGGCGATTTGGTCAAGATCAATGATTGGACGAAACCTCTGCGTGTTAAAGCAGTGTCAGAGAATTACTTTGTGATGGTAAGCAATTTATTTGGAAAGCCAATGTATTCTGTTTGCTCTAAATTGCCGTGGAAAGGTGTTCGCCATAATGCAATGACTGGCGGTATGTTCCATTGCGGTGCAGATAATTGGATTTTTGGCTCTCCCCTATCACTTCAGTATGAGAACCTATACCGTTTTGAGAACGAAGAAGCAAATCAGGCATATTTGCAGGAATTTGAAAATGGAGAGGCTGAAATTTCAGAAAGAAACGGTGTTCCTATTTATGATCTGTATGTGAAGCATTAATTGGATGGTGGGTTATGGTTTGCACAAATTTATGTCCTTTTGACAACACAAACTGTATGTGTCAGTTTTGCGAGAATCCCTGTAATAATGGATTAAATTGCAGTGATTGTCAATTTCACAATAAGATTATGCACACAATTTATCTTTGCACTGGTTTTGAGGGAGATTTTGACAAGTATCTTGAAAATTGGAAAAGAGGTGCTGCTGGTGAATCAGTACATGAGTCAAAAGGAGAATAATGATTTTATAGAAGCGTGTGAGGCTGAAATTCTTTGTGATGCAAAATACTGTCCTTATATGAATGGAACAGTAAGCAGATTAGGTGCTTGCGAAGGAGATTTTTGCAAGGAAGCATGGGAGGAATATTGTGAGCAGAATGATAAGGAATATGAACGATGATGATTTAAAGCCATGTCCGTGTTGTGGTGGAAAAGCATTCTTTGTTGTAGAACCTTCTGCATATTCGAATTCATTCTTTTACTTTATCGCCTGTGATGATTGCGGTATTGAAACGCCGAGAACATTCCGAACCAAAGAAGCAGCCGCAAGGGTATGGAATAAGAGAGTGAGTTGAGATCGGTGTGGTATGAGCAGGAAATCGAACAATGGGCAGGAGCATGGTATGACGGAGTAGATTATTCTTGGCGTTTTGAGGTTTCTACATATGGAAGAATTCGAAATGCCAAGAATAAAAGAATTTATTCTTTACATATGTGTTCCAGCGGATATTTGCAAATATGTACTTCTGTCAATGGTAGGAATAAAAATATCCGCATACATCGTTGTGTTGCGGAAACATTTTTAAACAATCCTTATGGGTATGAAATTGTAAATCATATTGATGGTAAGAAAACAAATAATCGACTGGATAATTTGGAATGGTGTTCTCGCAGAGATAACTATAATCATGCTGTTGAAATGGATTTAATTGATCCCTCTATTCCATATCAGTTGGCGCAAAATTCACGCTTTGGATATTATCAAGGCAGCTACAATGGAATGGCGAAGCTGACTGAGAATGATGTGATTTACATACGCTCTAATTACATACCAAAAGGTAAAGGGCAAAAGTGCAACCGACAAGAACTTGCTGCTTATTTTGGTGTAAGTGTCGGTTTGATTTCCAGAATTGTAAAAAATGAAATATGGACTCATGTTTAGGAGGATGGTTGTGGAAAAATTTTATATCGTTAAAGAGGGTTCACGATTACATACTGATTATTGGGAATGGAGAAATTCTGTTTCTGAGAATAATAAAATCGTTATTGGTTTCTTTGAGCAGCATGGAATTGAGGCAACAAGGTATTGGATTTCAAAGGATCAGATTGGCATTATTCCGACAAAAAATGACGAAAGTAAATTTGTAAAACAGTTTACGAAATACGCTTTGGAAGATGGACTGTGTTTGTTTAAGCGAAATTCTGTGATTGGTAAGGCTTGGATTAAACAAGCTGCCGAAATGAAGTTATATCACAAGCCCTCTCCCTCTTGGTATAATTTTGTATTTGTTGGCAGGAGTTCAAGTCGTTTGTTTGATCATAAGGGAATTTTGTATTGTTCCTATCATGCGGAGAGAGTTGAAATGCCAGAAGATATGTTTCAGGAAATCAAGGGTAGTGATTTTTATAAAATCATGGAAGAAATTGAGGAAGGGAATGATAGTAAATGATTGATTGCAAGACTATTGCCGCAGAGCGAAAAAAGTATTTGAAAGAATATATTGAGCAGAATAACAAGGATTTATGTTTGATGGTAATCCAAGTAGGCGATGATCCTGCATCTAATTCTTATATTCGTGGCAAGATGCAAGACTGCATGGAAGTAGGTATTCGATTTTTACATAAGCGTTTTGATATTTCTGTAACTACCAATGAAATCATTCGTACTATCAGAGATGCTAATGAATCTGTTTTAGTAAACGGAATTATTGTGCAACTCCCTCTTCCTCCCCATTTGGACAAGGACAGCATTCTTAATGCCGTTGCGGATAGCAAGGATGTAGACGGATTTAAGCATAACAGTTGGTTTACGCCTTGCACTCCTAAAGGAGTAATGGCGATTCTGGATCATTTGAATTACGATGTGGATGGTCAGTTGTGTTGTGTAATCGGCAGAGGCGAAGTTGGAAAGCCAATGGTTGATTTATTGACGAAATATAATGCCACCGTTTTGTGGTGTAATAGTCATACAAAGGCTTTTGATTTAGAGGGATATATTCTTGCTGCTGATGTGATTATTTCTGCGACTGGTAAGCCTCAGTTAATTAAAAAGATTCGAGATGACCAAATTGTAATTGATGTAGGTATTTGTCGTGGCAATGATGGTAAACTGTGTGGTGATGTGGATAAATCCTGTTATGGTGAGCAGATGTTAATTACGCCTGTTCCCGGTGGTGTTGGGTTAATGACAAGAGTTGCACTTTTGGAAAACTTGGTCTACGGAGGAAACTGATATGGGACGGATTCAAATTGTGAATGGTGATCTTTTAAAGGCTGAAGAAACTTATCTTGTCCATCAAGCGAACTGCTGCGGCGTTATGGGGAAAGGTCTTGCTTTACAAATTCGCAATAAGTATCCTGATGTATATCGCCGTTATCAAAGCTATTGTGAGGAACATCGGATCAGAGATTTAATTGGTCGTGTTCTTCTTATTCCCACAGACGATGGTAAAATTATTTGCAATCTTTTTGCTCAAGAACGATATGGGAACGATAAGAGATATACTGATCTTGTTGCTTTAAGAAGTTGCTTTCAGAAATTAATCAAAATCGTTCCAGTATATGAACATATTGCAATGCCTTATATGATTGGCTGCGGCAATGGTGGTGGTGATTGGCAATCTGTATATGGATTAATTCAAAATGAGTTTATAAAGCACGATGTTGCTTTATATAAACTATAATAACAATAAATACAAGAATGGAGGTGATATTTTGAAATGCGTGATTTGCGGAAAAGAAATTGAAAAGAGTTGTTACACAAATGCTGTGTTGTGCAGCGGCGAATGTTTTCATCGTCATTTTTGGCGTGAGTTAATTTCCGAAAAGGAACAACACATTGTTATTGGTGGACAATGTTATTGTGATGGAGGTGAAGTCAAAAATCCTGATCAGCATCCGTTCTTAGGGTGTGCTGGACGAAGGTTTTGGATTAGGTTTTTTGATGGAAAAACTATTACGACAAACAATCTTTGGTGTCAAGGCGAAATTCCAGAGGAATTCAGAGAAGAACTTCCAGATAATGCAGAGTTCTATACACCAGAACACATTAAGTTTGCGAATTCATTGATTGGTGGTGGAAATTATTAATACGAATGCGGTTTATATCCCTTCTTTGGACGGTAAAGATATTTACATTTCCAATAGCTTAGACCCCAAGAATGGATACAGGTTGAAAAATAAAACTGGAAATCTGAATTTATCAAGATTTATTAATTCTCTGGATTACAGTCTTGATTTAATTAAAATGCGGCAAGTACATAAAAGTTTGTTTCCTGTTGCTAATGCAGAGCAGTTGGAAACTGTATTCTCTTTTGATGAAAAAGGCAACGAATATGACGAAGTTCATTCCAGAGGCAAAGAGTATTCTTGTCAGGTTATCAATGTAACTTTCAAATACAGCAATAAAGAATTCAACCGAGTAAGAGGCAGTTACTATATTCGTTTCGGATATAGAATTGACGATCTTGTGTTTGATGATTGCCTTGCTTGGGATGATGGTGAAATTGTTGGTGTTCAGACTGGCGAGAAAGTAAATAATCCTGTGGATGCCGAAGAACTTCCCTATTTTATTTTTAAAGATGGGATGTATCGAGCAAAAGACAATATTAAGACTTGTAATAATGTTGCAGATATTCGATCTGACATTTATGAAAATGGTTTTGTCTGCGAAGGTATTAAGTATGTCCGATTTAAACGCAGCTCTGGTTCCAGCCGTGTAGGTAAATGCTTGTTTATTAATGAACGACTGTATAATTCTATGCACGAGTGGGAAATGTGTGGTATTCAAGTGGATGAAGGTCAAGATATTGATTTGGCTGCTCTTGAACCTTATATTGCGCTGACACTTAGTAGTATTATCGACACAATTGAGATCAAGCCAGAAAACATTCTGGTCGTAAAAGATTATAAAAGCGTATTTCATGAACGAGCAATTGCTACAAGGTTGGTTGATGGGCGGCTCGTATCGCAACCTGAAGATGTTGAAATCTCGAACAGTATTTGGGATGGACAGTCTTTGATGGATCGCAGCTTGTTTGGAGAATATTCCAATAAGGGTATGCTTTTGCTTCGAGCCAGATTCTTTAAATCATGTTGCTTTAATGCTAATATTCAGCAGTGGTTTGCGGATCATGGAATTAAGAAAGTAAGTCAGCTTAACGGATATACTCGTGCAAAGAAAATTGAGGATGTTAAGTTGATTACGACACCAAGTTCCATTAAATATCTCAAGTTTGGCACTTTGGAACATTGGCTTGACACTTTGGAAACGACTTTTGGCATTGTTAAATATGAGAAGAAAACACATTTCTTTGATGGGCGTATGGTACAAACACATTATCAGCTTATCAATACTTTGCAGATGACATATGAAGAGGTTGAGCAATTTATTAAGCCATCTTTGGATTATGCAAGGATGATTAAGACCGATCCTGCGGTACTTCGTCATCAGATCAGCTATCAGTATCAATCTCCTGATGATACTTTCTATACAAAGGCAGTCACATCCAAGAATGATATTATTTATCGACTGCTTGGCATGAATGACCGATTTGCAAAGACAAAGATGTACCGTAATTTCTGCAATGATTTAATCAAGTCGTTTATCAAAAATCTGCGTTGTGGTCATGTGTTGGTTCGAGGCAATTACAGTACCTTGTGCGGTAATCCGATTGAGATGTTGAAAATGTCAATTGGTCAATTCGATGGATCTTCTATTATTGAAAAAAATACAGTTCATTGTGAAATGTTTGAGAGCGGTAAGGAGTTGCTTGGCTCTCGCAGTCCTCATGTGACGATTGGTAATATTCTGGTCACTCGAAATGTGATTCGTCCTGAAATTGCTCGTTATATGAATCCAACGAATGAGATTGTGTATGTGAACAGTATTCAGGAAAATTTGCTTGAGCGTTTGAGCGGCGCAGATTTTGACTCTGATACGATGTTGCTTACTGATAATGAAATCTTGGTGACGGCGGCAAAACGAAATTATGAGAATTTCCCTGTTCCGACTAAGTTGGTAGAGTCTGCAATGAGAAATCGCAGATATACAAATCGTGAAAAAGCCGATCTTGACATTAAGACCAGCGTAAATAAAATCGGTGAGATTATTAATTTGTCACAGGAACTTAATTCTATTCTTTGGGATCGAATCAACAAAGGAGCCAGCATTGATGATGTAATGGAACTTTATTGTGACATATCTCAGTTGGATGTTATGAGCAATTTGGAAATTGACTCCGCAAAGCGTGAAAATCCTGCGAATAACACTCGTGAGCTGCAATTGCTGAAGAAAAAATATGATGTGCGAGATAAAAAGAATCGTCATATCAGACCTTTGTTCTTTAAGTACATTGATGGGTATAAGGGCTATCGTGATGATTATCATGTGTATGTGGAGCAAGACGATGAATTCCAGAAATTGTTCAAGACGAACAAATACAAGGATGCTCAGACGATAAAGAAAGAATCCGCAAACAATATTGTGATTGAAAGAGGCAGAATGTCTTATTTGAAGCATGAAACATCTATGGATTATTTGCAGAAATGTATTAATCGGTTTTATGTTCCTCGTGACAAGGAAGCCAATCATGGTCTTTCATATATGTTAGTTCCCATTAGTGCTACTAAGGGGGAATATCAGAAAGATATTGAGCAACAGATTGTTGAAAAAGCAAGAAGGGCAAAAATAGAAATTAATTCTTTTTGGAATGATAATGAATATACGAATAAGCAAAAAAGAGATAAGGCAAATGAAGTTCGTGAAAAGTTTGCAGCGGTGTTACAAGAGATTCAAATTAATGAAAAGACAATGAGAAGATTACTTGGAAAATTAGAGGAAGAGTATTCAGATGTAGCAAGATTTCTGTTCTTTTCGCTGCTGGAACAGGTGCGTGGGTTTATGCTTTCTGGTTTTCATCAGATCATTCAAAAAAGCGTTTCGCCAGTGAGTATTTTGCGAGAAGATGTTGATGGAGATATTCAGATATATGATTTTCATTATCTGAAAACACAGGGCGAAAGCGAGGACTATGATTTGAATTATAATAATCAAGAAGAATTTGCAAAACAGGTTAGTAATTTCTTGACCAAATATGGAATTCAAAAACAGTGGATGGCTGAACAGCTTGAAATTAGTAAAACTATTTTGAGTGATTTCTTAGCAGGAAAAAAGAAATTATCAAAGTCCAACTGTTATAATTTAACATCTTTTATGAAAATGTATGAAAGTAATATGAGTTGGCTTGCAGTAAAGTAAAATAGTGAATTTAATTTCACAAAAATTGTTTTGAAATTGCCATAAAACTCTTGAAAATACCATGTTTATGGCGATTTCAAGCAAAAAGCTAACTGCTCCCAAGGGATAAAAAGAACCCCCATATTTATGGGAACTATGAAGCCCAAATCTATTGAAAAGGAATGAGATTTGTTTGATTAAAATTACGAAATCTGAGTCCGAGGCAGTTCGCAAGGTTTTTCCTCGTGCGGAGATTGTCAGGACTTGTATTCAGAAGAGCAAGCGGCATCGTTATTATCTGCCCGAAGCTGAAAAGTATCTGCGTTTGATCGTAGAAAGTAATGCTGAGGCGGCTGCTATTTGCGCTACAATCGACAAAGAGCGTGAACGCAGACGCAAGTGGCATGGATAAGGAGGATGTTATGACTCGTATCGAAAAAAGTTTTTATGATATTGAATTTGACGAAGCAACTGTCCTGAAAAATTGGGGGGTCAATGAAGTTTTCTATCTGAAAAATCTGAAGGATAGAAAGCTGTTTCTGACTTGTGATATTGATGAATGTATCATTGATGATATTGTTTCTCATATTTTGCAGTACAATGCAGATGACAAGGGAAAGTCAGTTGAGGAACGCAAGCCTATTCTGCTTTATTGCTCTTCCAATGGCGGCAGCGTTGATCCCGGTTTTGAACTGATTGATGTGATTCGTCAAAGTAAGACTCCTGTTTACACAATTAATCTTGGGTATCAGTATTCTATGGGCTTTTTGATTGGTTTGGCTGGTCATAAGCGTTATGGCTCTAAGACGGCAAAGTACCTGATGCACGATGGCTCTAATTTCATTTATAATTCTGGTGCAAAAGCACAAGACCAGATGGAATTTAATAAGCGCATTGAGGCAAGAGTTAAGGAATATGTGTTGGACAGAACCAAGATTACATCAGAGATGTATGATGCTCAGATGCGAAAAGAGTGGTATATGTTCTCTGACGAGGCTAAGGAACTTGGTGTAACTGATTATATTATTGGCGAGGATTGCGACTTAGACGAGATCATTTAAACGCCGATACAGTAAGGAGTTTTTACATGAATGAATATCGAGGATTTCAGGAAATCCGAAATGATGATGTTCGACTGCCTGAATTCTATGGAAACATGGGACAGAATATTTTTGGTTGTCTTGAAAACGAGTATATATTGATTGATGACGGCGATGGTAATGTTGTTGACTATTATCGCTGGGATGGAAAGAAGTATGTGCTTGTTGGGTATCGGATGATTAAGAATAGCTATACAGAGGATGTAAAGCCAAGAAACCCACAACAGAGAATTGCACTGGATATGCTCTACAATGATGATATTACAGTGAAAATCATTTCTGGATGCTTCGGTTCTGGTAAGGATTATTTGATGTGTGCGGCGGCTCTGGATTTAGTGATGCAGGGTAAATATGATAAGATCATGTGGGTTCGCAATAATGTTGAGGTTAAAAATTCTAAGCCGCTTGGTTTTCTCCCCGGTGACGCATTTGATAAACTACTTCCCTTTGCAATGCCTTTAGCTGATCATGTTGGCGGTATTGAGGGATTGGATCGGTTTATTAGTAATGGTCAAATTGAGGTTGAACATCTTGGATTTATTCGAGGCAGAGATATTAAAAACACGATTATTATGTGTAGTGAGGCAGAGAATATGACAAAGGAACATATTCAGCTTTTGCTTGGTCGTGTTGGCAATGGTTCTGCATTGTGGTTAAACGGCGATTATCGCCAGACTGACCATAAAGTATTTGCAGAGAATAACGGATTGATGATTGCTGTTGATCGGCTGAAAGGTCATCATCGGTTTGGATTTGTGAAACTCTTAAAAACTGAACGAAGCGAAACGGCTGCAATGGCAGACCTATTAGATTGAAATAACAACAAATACAAGAATGAGAGGATTTTGAATTATGATCAACAATTTTATTTGTGATAACTGTGACCATTATCTTGTTTGCGAAAAGCTGTCTAAGCTGATGAAGTTCCATGAGAGTGCTAAGAAAGACCTTGGCATTACTCTGACAATGGATGATTGTATGGATTTTAGCGGTCAGGACGAACAGGATAAGGCAGAAGAAGATTAAGAGTTTGGAGGTGGATAGCCATAGAACGAGCGGAATTTTTAGCCCGACAATATGACTTACTTACCAGACGCTTAAATGATTCTACAATTGAATGGCAAGACATTGCTGATTTGAGAACAGAATACACAGGAGAGGTTGAACATCGTGATACGATTCGCAAAGGAGCAAAACTGCTTTATGAATATTTGGAAGCAGGATGGCTTCATGATCCTGCGGAAGTTAAGGATGTTCCCTCCCCTACCAATACAGAAAATGTTTTGAACCAAATTAAGAAAGAGCGATATAAATTACAGACGGAAAAACTGGAATTGAATCGCTGGCTGCGAGAAAATGCACGAGATGAATTGATCGTTGAACATATTTGTCAAGCAGTAGCAGAATTGGAGCCGCTGGATATTCCTGCTCCAATTTTTGCAGAGAACAATCATCGTGCGGGTATTCTTATTTTTGGTGATGAACATTATGGTACGGAATTTACAATTCGTGGATTGTCTAATGAGGTAATCAACGCATATAGTCCTGAGATTTTTGAGGATCGTATGTGGGATTTGCTGAATCAGACAATTCAGATCGTACAAAAAGAGAATTTTTCAAAAATCTATGTTTTTTCTATGGGAGATTTTGAGGATGGACTTTTGCGTGTAAAACAGCTTATGCAGCTTCGATATGGCGTTGTAGAAAGCACTGTTCGTTATGCAGAGTTTATCGTAAATTGGCTGAATGAGTTGAGTAAATATGTTCAGGTGGAATTTCAGACTACGAGCGGAAATCATTCTGAACTTCGTATGCTTGGTCAGCCAAAAGGAACATTTACACAAGAAAATATGGCATTGGTTGTGAATGCTATGATTCGTACACGACTTTCAGAAAATCCGAATTTTACATTTATTGAAAATCCAACTGGATTAATTTATGCGGAGATTTTAGGTTATCAGGTTTGTGGTATCCACGGCGAAGTTAAAAGCATGGAACAAGCCATCAAAGACTTTTCTCAGAAATATCGTGTGCAACTTGATTTCCTGATCGCTGGTCATAAGCATCATGCAAAGAGTGAAACGGTTGGTATTAATCAGGAAGTCATTAATGTTCCGAGTATTATTGGCGTTGATGATTTTTCTATGTCGATCAATAAAACATCAAATGCTGGCGCAACATTTTTAGTTTTGGAGCATGGTCGAGGTAAAACTATCGAATATGCGATTAAGTTATGAGGTGGAATATGAATAGAAGTGAGTTAATCGCAGAAATCGTAGAGAGAACTGGACAAACCAAGAAAGCAGTTACCGAGATGGTAGATGCTTATGAAGAAACAGTTTATGATGCTATGCGCAGAAATGAAGTAGTTGCGTTGCATGGATTTTTGAAATTTGAGCGTAGAAAGCGAAAAGGTCATAAGGGCAATGATTTAAAGAATAATGGGTTGATTGATATTCCTGATTCTGAATCTGTGAAGGTCACTCCCGGAAATACCTTGAAAAATGTTTTAAGGAACAGCGGTTGATCTGCTGTTCCTTGATATGGAAGGGTAGCTTATGAGGTCTGAGCGGCGGTCTGAAAAACCGTAGGGTGGAGGTTCGATACCTCTCCCTTCCACCAAAAATTTTTTAAAAAAGTTTTTCAAAAGGTATTGACAATAACAAGAAATACAAGTATAATAGTCAATGTCAGGAGGCGATAGACCTCCTGTAAGATTGACTTAATAACAAGAAATACAAGACGGTCTGTTGGTCAAGCGGTTAAGACACCGCCCTTTCACGGCGGTAACATGGGTTCGAATCCCGTACAGATCACCATATGGTGCGTTAGTTCAGAAGAGTAGAACGCTGCCCTGTCACGGCAGAGGTCAGGGGTTCAAGTCCCCTACGCATCGCCATTATATTGCGGGGTGGTAGCAGTTGGCAGCTCGTCAGCCCCATAAGCTGAAGGTCGCAGGTTCGAGTCCTGCCCCCGCAACCATTTGGGAAGGTACTCAAGAGGTTCAAGAGGCTCCCCTGCTAAGGGAGTAGATCGTTGATAGCGGTGCGTGGGTTCGAATCCCACCCTTCCCGCCATTTTATTAAATATGCTGGTATAGCTCAGTTGGTAGAGCAATTGATTTGTAATCAATAGGTCGGGGGTTCGAGTCCGTCTACCAGCTCCACATGGGGAATTAGCTCAGTTGGGAGAGCGTCTGCCTTGCAAGCAGAAGGTCAGCGGTTCGATTCCGCTATTCTCCACCATTCTATCAATTGAATATGCGCCAGTAACTCAGTTGGTAGAGTAACCGCCTTTTAAGCGGTAAGTCACGGGTTCGAGTCCCGTCTGGCGCACCAAACAGGACTGTTGGAAAACATTTTGTATGAAATGAATGTCCTATGGTTTTAGTCCATCGTCTATGAGGCAAACCAACTTGCCGATGGGGAAATTACGATAATATTTCTTTTATATGCGGGTGTGTCGGAATCGGCAGACGAGGCAGACTCAAAATCTGTTGGTAGTAATACCGTGTGGGTTCAAGTCCCACCACCCGCACCATTTATTAAGCGGATGTGGCGTAACTGGCAGACGCACAAGATTCAGGTTCTTGTACCGAAAGGTGTATGGGTTCGAGTCCCATCATCCGTACCAATTCACTTCATGTTGATTGTTTTTGTTTAGGCAAGACAGATACAGTGAGAAATCCCGTATCACCACGGTCTTAGTGTCTTTCCATTATCTTGGCGAGAGCGGCTTGCAACGCAGCGGGATAATAAAATATTGGGGTATCGCCAAGCGGTAAGGCACAGGACTTTGACTCCTGCATCGTTGGTTCGAGTCCAACTACCCCAGCCATATGGGGGAGTGTCGGAACTGGTAGACGATGCGGACTTAAAATCCGCTGGTGGCAGCACCGTGAGGGTTCGATCCCCTTCTCCCCTACCATAACTGGGTGTACGCCAACTGGTAGACGGCGTGATTTGGGTTCACGAGGCTGTGGGTTCGAGTCCCACCACTCAGACCAATAAAGATCAAGGAGAAATCCTTGGTCTTTTTCTATATTCTCCGTTAGCTCAGTCGGTAGAGCGTCTGACTGTTAATCAGAGGGTCGTAGGTTCGAGTCCTACACGGAGAGCCAATTTTTAAAGTAAGGAGCGTGGCAGTATGGCGAGAAAATCAGGCAGTTCTACTGCCAAGCAAATTAAGAAAAAATATTGTTCTGCTTGTCAGCAGGAAAAAAGAGATGGTTTGTTCTATGTAAGCTACAATCCGTTGCATAGTGATGGTAGAATGCCGATATGCAAGGAATGTATTCGAAATGCCTGTTATGATGATGACGGTGAGTTCAACATTGATAATTTGTATTCGATTTTGCGTCAATTAGACAGGCCATTTTTACAGGACATTTGGGAAAGTTCAGTCAACGAGGTTTGTAAAAATCTTGGAACACAAGAAGTATCCTACGATCCGATTATCGGTAAATACATTAAGAACATTTCTATTCAGCAACATCGTTCAAAGACTTGGGCAGATAGTTGTTTTGAATCAAAGCAGAATATTGATAATCGTGTGGAAAGTTCCAGACGAAAATCTATTGGTTCTGATCAGGTATATTATTTGACCGATAATAATTTTGAGGTAACTGAGGATATTATCAAGTTATTTGGTGAAGGTTGTACGGCTCAAGAATATAAGGTAATGCTTAGTTATTATGACACAATGAAAAATGACTATCCGAGCATTACAGAAAGTCAAAAGAAATTGCTTTTGCGTTATGTCCGAGCTGCGGCAAGAGAAGAGATTGCAACGAATAGTGGTAATACTGCTGAGGCTGAAAAATGGGGTAAACTGTCCAGTGATGCTTTGAAACAGCTTAATCAAAGCGATCTTCAAGGTGGTATCAGTAGTTTCTCTGAATTTTTTCAAAAGGTAGAGCGTACAAAAGATGTTATTCGTATTCTGCCAAAATATCGTTATAGACCAAATGATGCACTGGATTTTGTAATCTGGTGCTTTATTAATTATTGCCGCCGTTTGGAAGGCAAGACTGAATGTGCATATGAAGATGTGTATAAGTTCTATGATGAAAAAGTGGCTGAATATATCCAGCAGTATGGTGATCCATATGGAATTTTTACTGATGATCCAACAGTTTCAAATCGTGAACGCATCAAAGAATTTATTACGCTGCCGCCTGATTATAATCGAGGTGACGAGTAATGAGTAATAGTCTGAATAATGATTCTGCTTTTGAAGCGAGTATGGATAAATATGAGGAAATTGCAAATTTATGGTTGTGGTATCCCGATCTTGCGCTTGATTTAATGGCTCCTAAAGAGGGTGGCATTAAATTACATTCTGATCAGCGTATTTTCATGAGATGCGGCGCAAGATTTTTTAGTGAGTATGGTTGTTTTCCTCGTGGTTGGGGCAAAACCTTTGCTGAGGTTGCAACGATGGTTATTACAGCAATCAGGTATCCCAACATTGAGATTGGTTTGACCGCTCAGACAAAAGAAAACGCAGCTTCTTTGTTGAAAGATAAATACAACGAATTGGTGCGTTATTATCCAATGCTCTTAAATGAGATTAAAAAGACCAGTTTTGTAAAAGGCGATGCTTTGATTGTGTTTAAAAACGATGCACGAATTGACGCATTGGCAAATGCTCAATCCAGTAAGGGTCAGCGTAGAAAGCGTTTGAACATTGAGGAATCAAACTTAATGGATAATACGACTTTTGAAGATGCTCTTGAACCTGTTGTTGAGGTTGGTCGTATCACGACTGGCAAGCTGGCAATCACAAATCCAGAGGAATTAAATCAGCAAATCAACTTCTTTACTACACCGGGCTTTAGAGGTTCAGACGAATATCGGCGCAGCTTGCAGATGATTCAGGATATGCGTGATTTGAAAGGTAAAATTGTGCTTGGGTCTGACTGGATGCTTGGATGCTGGTATGGAAGAGGTTCCAGTAAGAGTACCATTCTGAAAAAGAAACGAGATTCCTCCCCTATTGCATTTGATATGAACTATGGTGGCAAATGGGTTGGCAGTGCAACAGGCGCATTGGTTAATATTAACCGCTTGATGAATTGCCGAACATTGACTGAGCCTGTTTTAAGTTCGTCTAATGACAACGATGAATTTTATCTGGCAATGGATGTGGCTCGTTCACAAAATAAGAGCAATAACCAATCTTCTATTGCTGTTGGTCAAGTAATTCGTAACAGCGAGGGAAAGATTGAAAATATCAATTTGGTCAATATCATTCATGTATCTAATATGTTAAGTTTTTCGACTCAGGCGTGTATCGTAAAGAGAATTCGAAAACGATATAACGCAAGAATTGTGGTTGTGGACGGTAACGGTTTGGGTACTGGTTTGGTAGATGAACTTTTGAAAGAAAGTTATGATCCGAAGTCTGGTGAAACATATCCAGCTTGGGATACGATCAATACTACTGCGGAACCAGAAACCGCAAAAGCAGAAAAGTGTTTATATGATTTAAAGGCACAATCTGCACAGACAAGTATTTTGTCTAACTTCATTGATATGATTGATTCTGGTAAATTCAGATTTTTAGAGAGCAGAAATGGCGGCGATTATGCAATTAAAGATAATGACGATTTGAACTCTAAGGTTATGCCATTTGTTCAGGAAGAATTGTTCTTCCAAGAGGTTGGTAACTTAAAGTTAATCCAAAATGGTAAGAACCTTTCGGTAGAAAAGGTTGTTAATAAATTTGATAAAGACCGTTTTTCTGCTGTGGCATATCTCTTGTACTATATTGTAAAGGTTGGTGAGGGAGATAACCAAAAGAGTGATTTTGATGCAAAGTCTTTTGCAAAGAAATTACAGGCACTCAATCGCAAACCAAGAATGTATTAAAGAAAGGCGGTGATAGAAATGCCACGCAAACAAGTGATTTATTCGAGCAAAAGTTACGAAAAAGATGTAAAAGCTATTCAGGATGCGGAGTCTGGGGAAAAACCGCTTGATTTAAGTGCATTCAAGAGATTGATGGTTCATGATTTATGTAGTAATACAAACATTTTGAATTCAATGAAAATTGGAGCATATTCCATTGAAAAAATTCAAGATGCACTGCAAAATCCTCGTTCTCATTCATCTATTCTTTTGGAAACAAGCAGATATTTGATGAATGTATCTCCATTTTATATGCGTATCAATAATTACTTCTCAAAAATGGGATTGTTCAATTATGTGATTGATGTATATGATTTGAAAGTTGATGAACTCAATACCGAGGAAAAACAAAAGAAGCTGCGTGACACATATTTCGCTGTATGCAGTGAATTTGAGAAAATCAACTTAAAACATGAAATGTTGAAAATTATGGAAACAATTGTGCCTGAAGATGTTTTCTATGGATTGATTTTTGAGGATTCTACGGATTTCTTTATTCTAAAGCTAAATCCTGTGATTTGTGAAATTAGACAGATTCAGGATGGCGTTTATAATTACCGCATTCGTCTAAGCGGTATCAGTCCGTTGGAAATTGGTACATATCCCGATAATATCAAACAAGCGTATTTGGATTATCATCATGGAGAAAAATATCATGATGGTTGGTATATTCCCCCTGCCGATCAACAGGTTTGTTTCAAATTCAATACTTCTTTATTGACACCAATGCCATTTATGATGGCTTTGACAAAAGATATTTTGGATTTGGATGTTTACAAAAAGTTGAAGCTGCAAAAGGCAAGAGTTGATAACTATAAAGCAATTGTTGTGGAAATTCCTATTGACGAGGATGCTGTTGATAAGCCTCTTTTAACGGAAGATACATTAACAGTTTTTGCCGAGATGAATAAGGCAAATATGCCAGAGGATGTTGGTTTGCTCCACGTTCCCGGCAATGCGGAAGCAGTCAGTTTTAAAGACAATACTAATAGCACAAACAATTTGAGCGATGCCGTGACAAATCTTTATGATAATGCTGGTGTTCCTCATGAATTGTTTAATGCTGGTTCTGCTGGAACGGCGTTTAAGTTGTCTTTGGAAAATGATGCTTCCTTTATTTATGCTTTTTACCGTCAATGTGAACGATTTTTCAATCGTTTCATTAAGATGCGTAAATATAATAAGCCGTTATATAAGTTCGCTGTGAGAATTCAGGATTCTACGGTATTTAATAGATACGAAACCGCAGATGCTTATTTGAAAGCGGCTCAAAACGGTTTGCCATTTAAACTGGATTATGCGGCTTCTTTAGGAAAATCACAGTCCAGATTGATTGGCGATGCAATTTTAGAGGTGGATATTTTGCATTTGCAAGATTATTTCATTCCGCTTTCTACCTCTTATACACAAAGCGGAGATGGCTCCGATGGCAGACCGACAAATGAAAGCAAAGGTTTGGATTTATCGGACGAAGGCGAAAAGTCTGCTAATAAAGAAAAAGACTTAAATCGTTAATACCACCGAAAGGTGTTATTAAAATATTCCAAGAAAGGCGGTGATTAAGAAAGTGAGTCAAAAGCAAAAAAGATTGCCAGTGTCATTTACGATCAACGAATGTGTTGAAACAGATGATTCGAGATTTCTTGCCATCACAATTGATGTTTTACATACAGGCTTGAATTTTAACGGCAGTATTTTTGATAAGGAAGTTGTTGATGCTTGTGCCGAAAGCATTAAGAATACACCAGTTTTGGGGTATATCGCTCTGAATCCAGACGGAGAATTGGATTTCCAAGGTCATAAATACAAGTTGATCGAAGATGAAAATGGTAAGCGATATGTATATGCTGGTTCTGCATATGGTGTGATCCCTGAATCTTGTAACTATCGCTGGATTGAAAAAGTTTGTTCTGATGGTATTTGTCGTGAATTCTTTCAGGTCGATGCGCTGTTGTGGACTAAATTCGATGATGCAGTGACGATTTTTGAACGAGATGGCGGCAAACCACAAAGTATGGAATTGGAACTTTCTTCAATCACTGGCGAAGAACAGGAGGACGGCACATTTAAATTCACTGAATTCAAATTCGATGGATGTTGCTTGCTGTCATCCACTGACGAAAAAATTCAGCCAGCAATGATTGATAGCGAGGCGGTTGCTCAGTACACCGTTTCAAACATTGCACAGGAAATTAAAGAGAAGTTGCAGGAATACTCGCTGTTTACTGCTGCTGGAAAAGAATTAACTGGAAAGGAGGATGACAACATGGCAAAAGATGTTGCTCCTAATTTCACACTGAATTTGATGGAACAGTTAGACGAGATTTATGCAATCCTTGATGAAAAGACTTTCCGTGATAAATGGGGCTGGGAATGTTCTCAGTTCTGCTTCGTGGATGTTCAGGACGATGAAGTGATTGTCATGGATCGTGCTGACCATTATCGTATGTACGGTATGAAATTCAGTATGGAAAATGACGAGATCAAGATTGATTTTGATTCTGCGGTTCGTAAAAAGACCAAGTATGAAAATATCGAGGGTGCTGGCAGTGAGAATGAGATTGATGTATTCGAAAAGGCTTTTGATGGTCTGGCAGATTACATGAATAATCAGGTTGAAGCAGTTACCAAGGAAAAGGAAACTGCCGAGCAAAATTACACCACTGTCAAAAACGATTATGATGAAATGAAGCCCAAGTATGATGCTTATGTTGCCGATGAACAGAAGCGTCAGGCTGATGCTGCTGAGGCGGCAAAGGATGCTGAGTTTGCAAAGTTTGATCAGCATTTGGGCGATAACGCTGATTATATCAACATGAAGGAAAATCGTAATGATTTCACTGTTGAGCAGATTCAAAATCAGTGCGCTATTCTCTTTACAGAGAAAAACTTGAATGCAAACTTTAGCCGCAAGGATAAGAATCCTGCGCCTATGGTTGCAGATGTGTTTGAGCAGAAGCCCGCTGTGGAAGTAAACTCCCGCTATGGCATTCTGCCCACTAAGAAATAATATGAAAGTGAGGGTATAGGACTATGAATAAGAATTATACAGTCGTTGAAACTTCTAAAATTGCAGCAGTTCGTGGCGGCGGTCATATGTATAGCCTGATTTCTGATGTGGATGTGGAAAACGGTCATATCGGTTATGTTGGCGATATGGCGGCAGATGTGGAGGGCATTGAAACTCATGAGTTCTTGGCTCCTACCGCCGATTTGATCAATAAGAGCAAGGTTATCTTGGTTGCTAATCCTGAGTGGGATTATGACGAGTGCAAGCGCAGTAATCAGGCTCTCTACAATTTCGTGAATGAGGCAGAGCGTCCTTTCCGTGGTTATGATCTGATGGCTCACGATATGTACGCTGTTACTGCTGGCGGCATTGACGCTGGTGAGGGTGAAATTGAGATTGGCAAGTATGTCATTGCTCAGGACGGTAAGACCACTGTGAAGATGGTTGACGAGGCTGGTATTGCTGGTCAGGGCTTCTACGGCAAGATCGTTGGCTCTGCAAAGCGTGGTTTGGGCTGGACTGTTAAGAGCGGTGCAACCTACGGTCATCCTTATGTTGTCTACTTTATCGAGATTCTGCGTAACGATATTGTGGGCTAATAACAAGAAATACATGATTGGAGGTATTGAATATGGCTTGTAATATGGAAAAACTGGCTCACTTCTCCGTTGAGAAGCAGCAGTTAATTGCAACTTGTGTTGATAGTTACACAGGTGAATTGAGCAACTTTGTTGCCGCTAATGTTGATACCAACGCTGGCAGCATTGATGATAATATTCGTTCTCGTTTTGAGAAGGAAATTCTGCATGGCGAGAAGTGGAATTATCGTACTTATCGTAAGTATAAGAACGACATTTATGAGATTTTGGAAACTACTCTGGATCAGACTTTGCCCGAAGGTTGGAAAGAGAATGAGTTCTTCAATCGTTTCGTTGAGGAAATTCGTCTTGACTTGGGCGATAAGAATGAATTCTATGCCGAGGATAACGGTTATCTGACTGTTTCCAAGTTCAGCGGCAATCATTGGGATACTGCCCGTGAGCGCATGGATTTGGGTACTCAGTTCTCCGTTGATACTTATTGGTGGGATGTTCATTTCTACAACGAGTTTGAGCGTTTCATGAAGAATATTGACAGCTTTGCTAAGATGCTGGATAAGGCTCGTAAGTCCTTCTTACAGGCATTCCAGAGTGCAGTTTATGTTGCTTTCAGTAATATGGGTGAGATGATGCCAGCCGAGTTCTCTGGTCACGGCGCATTGTCTACTGATACTGAGCGCGATCAGTTGTTCGAATTGATTGATAAGGTTTCTGCCGCTAACGGTGGCATTAAGCCTGTTCTGGTTGGTACTGGCGCAGCTCTGCGTAAGTTGCAGAAGAACATTGACGAGAACTGGATTGCTGCTTCTGCTAAGGAAGAGCGCAAGGCAAACGGTATTGTGAGTGATTGGGAAGGCTATCCTCTGATGGTTATTCCACAGGTGTTTAAGCAGGGTACTTTTGATTTTGCTCTGTCTACTACTCGCATCTTGATCCTTGCTACTAACGGCAAGCCCATCAAGTTTGTTTATGAGGGCGATTCTCGTCTGAAGGAAGTTACTGACAACCGTGAGAATATGGATCAGACTCTCGAAGGTCAGATTCAGGTTAAGGCTGGTCTGGCTGTTATTTCCAGCGACATTGTTGGTTGCTGGGAACTGGCGTAATTGATACGCAAATAAATTTTAGGAGGCGTTATTTTTGGGACAGGAAGAAAAGATTTTAAATACTCCTGATACAGCAGCATCAGATAAGAAGTCTGGTGCTGCTCCCACTTCCCCCGCTTTAAAGGATGATACCAAAGTCAAGGTTCGTGCTTTGGTTCCAGCGGTGTATTACACCTGTTTAAAGACGATGGATAGCTTTGCTTGGGAGGAAGTCGGTGACGAGCAGGAAATGACTTATATGCAAATTAAGACCATGAAGGCAAAGCATCCACGCTATTTTACTGAAAAGTGGCTTCTGATTTGTAATGACGAGGTTTTAAAGAAACTGAATCTTACATCTGTATTTGCGGCAAAGATTACTGCGGCTGATATGAAGAAGTTCTACGGCTCTGATGTGGGAGCTGCTAAGGAGTTGCTTGCTGGTCTTAATGATAGCGCAAAGGCTGGGTTAGTTAAGAAGGTTACTGATGCTGTTAAGAACGGAAAGATCGCAAATGTTAAGATCATTCGTCTGTTGGAGGAACAGCTTGGTATTGAACTGATGCAGCTCGTGTAAAGGAGGTGAAGCCCTATGGGGACTCCCTTTACTGATCTTTACGATAGTGTTTTGAGCAAAATCAGGGATTATGATTTTTTCAATATGGAGCAAGAACAGGTATATGAGATTTTATCCGATTATCTCCGTCCTGCGATTGCGGCTTTTCGAGGCTGTAAACAAGATATTTCACAAAGGACTGAAACTGGATTTGAATGTACTTTGACTGATACTGAGGTTGAGATATTAGCCAATTATATGACGATTGCATATTTGGATAGTAATTACATTCGAGTTCCGCTTGCTTTGAAACAAACATTGTCAAGTAAAGACTTCAATGCTTTTTCCCCCGCCAATCATCTTGATAAGATGGTAGAAATGAGAGAAAAGTATCGTAAGGATAACGAAACTTTACTGGTTCGTTATTCCTATATTCGCAGAAATACATAAGGGGGTGAATTCTGTGGGAGGTTTTCAGAATTTCCTTCTGAGGATGAAAGCTGGCGGCAATAGTATGAGGGGCGAACAAATTGAAAACGCAATGCGTTTGGTTCAGCAGACTTTTGCTGACGATCCTTCTTATATTCCTGATGGCGTAACAATTCATCGAACAGATAGATTGATTCATCCTCGTATTTATCTGCATAAATATCGTACCACTTCCCCTGCTCAAGCAAGTATTCAGACGCAGATTCATGAGCCATTTTATTTGGGCGATGTAATTCCTTGGCCTGATCATGGTTATTGGCTTTGTGTAGAATCGAATAATTTGCATGGTATTCAGTGGGAAGGTACATTACAGTTTTGCAATCATAGTATTAAGTTCCGATCTCCGTTGAATGGAGAAATTGTAGAATATCCAATTAGCTTAATTAATGCTACTCAGTATGGTAGTGGTGAAACAGCAAAAGAGTATATCAAACTTGGTACATCTCAGTTGATTGTTTATATCTCTTATGACGAACACACTGTTCTTTTGGATAGTGGAGTTCGTTTTTTAATTGATAGAAACAAGGAGCTGCCTACGGCGTTTGAAATTAAGCAAGCTGATACTGTTAGTTATTCTGATGGTAATCAGCGTGGATATATTCAATTGTCTGTTTTGGAGAGTCAGTTTAATCCAAAGACTGATAACAAAGAATTAATGGTTGCGGACTATTACGATGATCCTGTTGGAACAGGAGATGAACTTCAGGAAAAACCGAATGACAGTTGGATTTAAGGAGGTGGAATGATTGGCTTTACTACAAGAGTTGACGGATTATCGAAAAAAGATCATGCAAATGATTTGCAGTGATCAGGAAATTGTTGATTTGATTTTGGATAAAGAAAATTCCACCGTCCCTGATCGTTCTTTGATGTATTCCAGAGTATTTCCTTATGCTTATACGCCTGATGCGACAAAGGAAACCAACACTTATGTTTGTTTTCGTATTTATGTACCAGAGGTCATGAATAAGACATTTAAGAGGATGAATATCTGCTTTTATATTTTTTCGCATCAAGATTATATCCGAACCAGTGATGGTTTGCGTCCTGATTTGATCGCTGGACGCATTGAAGCACTGTTGAATGGTTCAATGGATTTAGGAGTTGGTCGTGTAAGTTTAGAGGGCATGGATGATATTAGTCCAGCAGAGCAATTTCATGGTGTTGCTTTGGAATATTCTGTTTCGGAATTTAATCGTCCAACAATCAATGGAAATCCGAGAGCGGGTGCTAAGTAATGATTCAGCGTCCCAATCTGTTAAAAGTTCAAGATTACCCAATTAACAATAAAATTAGCGTTCATGTACCAACGGTGGACGAGATTTTTAATTTCGGTGATCAGAAATATTACAATATGGTTCAATCTCTCACTTCTACTCCGTTTGATTTGATGGTTGAACTTGACGATATAGGGGTTGATTACGAAACGATCACGGATTATCAGATTTTTATTCTGATGATCCAGTCCATTGCTTATGACGAGCAGGATACATCCATTCTGTTTCGTGATTTGGATTTGCGAAAGTTCAAAGAATCTGAGGACTTGAGCAACGGTGAACATATTTTGTGGGATGAAGAAAATGACATAAAAATTGACCAGTTGATTGCTTCTGAAATATGTAATGCAATTCGCAAAATTCATTTTTGGGAGGCTCCGATTGGTAAGGCTGGCAATGCCGAAGCAAAGCGTTATCTTATCGAAAGAAATCGCTTAAAGAAAAAGCGTCTTGCGAAAAAGCCATATAAGTCATTTTTAGAAAACATGATCATTTCCTTGGTGAATACTGAGGAATTTAAATATGATTACGAATCTGTATTGGATTTGAGTGTGTTCAAATTAAATGCGAGTTGGAGGCAAATCCAAAAGAAAAAGCATTGGGAACAAACAATGAACGGTGCATATTTCGGTACTGTGGATTTGTCAAAGATCAATCTCGAAAAAATCAGTTGGTTGTCACCAGAATAAGTGTGACAAATATTTGAATTAAAAAAGGAGGATGCTACTATGAGTAACATTGTTGTGAACGATCTCTCCATTACCAGCTTGGAAACAATCATGTGTTTCGGCATTAATGGCGGTGTGCATCGTTTTACTTTGGATGAATTGCAGAATGCGACTATTGCCAATACTCAGGAGAACACTGCTCTGACTGGTAAGGGTGGTCGTACAATCGGTCAGCTCAAGCGTAACAAGGCTGTTACTGTTTCTGGAACTAACGGTATGGTTTCCTTGGGTCTGGTTGAAGTTAATGTCGGTGCTGAGGGTGAACACAGAACTTCTACTTCTGTTAAGGTTCCCGATTATCTGACTGTTACTGGCAATGCTGCCACTACCAACTATAAGGCTGTCGGCACTGCTGGTAACGAAATCGGTGAGGTTATTGTCAAGAACGCTGATGGTACTATCGCAAAGCGTTTGACTCAGGATGCTGCTGTTGCAGAGGGCAAGTTTGCTTATGATCCTGTTACTAAGGCTCTGACTTTCAACGAGGGTGAAATCGCTGACGGTACTTCTATCGTTGTTTATTACTTCCGTAATGTTGAGGGTGATGTGATCAGCAACATCTCTGATAACTATTCTGAGATGGTTGAGATGTATGTTGACGCTTTGGCTGAGGATAAGTGCCATAACATTTATCATGTTCAGTTCTTCCTGCCTTATGCTGACTTTACTGGTAACTTTGACTTGGCAATGGGTGATTCTCAGACTACTCATGGCTTCGAGGCTACCAGCTTGCCCGAAACTTGCGGCAACGGCGTGACTAAGTATTGGGATATGACCGTTTTCGGTGCAGATGCCGAAGATGCTGCCTAATATAAGTAGGTGATACTTATGGCTAAGAGAACTGCGGTTTGTCGTGTTTGCGGCAAACAGTTTGTTCCCTGCAATAAGTCCAGTGCCTCTCTTGGTGCGTTTAATTATCACAGTATTGCTTGCAGTCCTGAATGCGGTGCGGAATATCTGCGCCGTGTTCAGGAGGCTCGTAAGCAACCTGAGCAGAATGAAACTGCTGAGTTGGCAGGACAGATCAGTATTGATGAAACTGCCGATGTGAATGTTACTGGCGAAATTTCTGAGAATGAGGTTGAGAAAACTGTTGAACCAGTTGTTAAGGCAACTCGTTCCAGAAAGAATAAGCAGGAAACAAACGAGGAAGAGTGAAATTTGCGGGAGGGCTTCGGCTCTCCCCTCTTTTCATAAAATTAGGAGCGTGATGAATATTTGTCAATTAAAATTGATTTCTGAGATACCACCTTCCGTTAATCATTATCTGGCGTATAGAGCTATTATGAAAAATGGAAAACCAATGGCAATGAGTTATAAAACACCAGAGGCAATTCGGTATCAGAGAAATTTTACAAGATATGTAATTCGACAAGTAAAAGAACAGAAATGGTCTTTGAAACTGAATAAAACACAACATTTTTATGTGGATTGTACTTTTTATTTTCCACGAGTAGATATGGATTGCAACAATTATTTCAAATGTATGTTGGATGCTATTACAGATAGCAAAAAGATTTGGGATGATGATAATGTTGTGTGTGAACGAGTAAATGGAATTTTCTATGATTCCAAAAACCCAAGAGTAGAAATGATTATTTCACCTGTTGACTACATAGGTATTTTTAATAATATATCTCAATTAGATGAATTTGAATCTAATTGCATCGGTTGTAATAGATACAAACGAAATTGTAGTATTCTGCAAAAAGCGAAAGAAGGCAGAATTCAGGATGAAATTCAAAATGGTATTTGTCAAAAATTTAAATGTATGAAGGAGAAATGAATTATGGCAAAAATTACTCAGAAATCCATGAATGCAGTATTGAAAGTATATCGTAATCAGAAAACTGATGTAACTCTGCATATGGCTAATCCTGAAAACCCTGATGAAATTATGATGGAGATTTCTGTTAAGAATGAACTGTCTATTGAAGATAAGGGTAATTTTATTGATCGAGTTGTCAATGCTTGTTTTGATGATGGAGAGTTTGTTCCTCAGTATCTTGATCCTGTGTTTATGATTACCCTGCTTCAGATGACCACAAATGTTCCAGTCTACGAGCGTGAAATTGAACTGGATGATGGTGAAAAGACTATGGTGGTTGATATTGAAAAGACTTACGAGTTGTGTAAGGCTATCAATTTACTTCAGAATGTAAAAGACCACGCATTTCAGGCTTTGGTTGCCGAGTTGCGTGGTATGACCGTTGAAAAGTTGGATTATATGAAGCAAATGCGTTTCTGTGCTGAAGAGCGTATGCTTTCTAAGGCACGAGAGGAACTTGAGAATGGTGTCGCAATTGTTGTTGCTATTGGTCAGCAACTCAATGATACTCTGGCGAATGCCTCTGGCTTGAATGATATGGCTGAAGCAATTAAGAATTTTGACTATGATAAGATGGTCGATTCTGTTTTAAATCGCAAATAACAAGATTTGCAAGAATATATTGACTTTTCTATTTTATCATGATATAATGTATCGCAAAGGAGGCATTGTGTCATGTTTAATAGAATTATTCATTTGAGCAAAGTCTTGTGCGTTTTTCTTGTAATGCTGGTTATGTTGTCTGCTTGTGGAAATGAACAAGTTGACAGCACTATTCTGGAAACAGAATATCCATCTGCAACAGATGGTGTTAAATCGGAAACTCCGTCAATTGATGAATCAGCAGATATTCCAGTGATTGTAAATACGGTGGTGCAGGACGCATATGAGGATATGATTTCTGCAACAGATCATCTAAGTATTACAAATGATGGATATGAGTTTAAAGGCTATCCGATTTCTAAGGATAGCGTGAGTAAGATCGGCAGCGAATTGGTTGTTAATCAGGGCGCAATGTATGAGGAAATTGCTGGTGGGCTTGCACTATACTGTGATTTTGGATTATCACAGTCTTTGGATGAAGCATTCTTTCAGATTTTAATTGGCTCTGGTAATGAACCCGAAAACTGGAATGAACTGGCAAATGATTTATATTCTTTTATTCTTCTTGATGGAACTGAGAAAGAAATTATTTCTAAGCTGGAAACATTGGATTGTGTGAACGGTACATTTGACTACGATGTTCGATCTTATTCGTTTGAGATTTCTGATTTGGAAATGGCGGCAAGTGATCTGCATATTTCTCAAGAGATGCTTGGATATGTGCTTGCAAAGTTAAATGAGTACACGGATGATATTGTATTTGATGGTAATTCCATTACCTGTTCACTGGAAGTAAAAACATTTTCATAAATCAAAAAATATAGAAAGGACGAGGGTTTTATGCCCTCGTCTTTTTTGTTATGGGGGTGCTGTATGTCGTTAGATAAGATTTTAAAGAATCTTGATATAACAAAAGTAAAAGCCCCATCGGGATTGACTTATGGGCAAGAGTTGGTGGAATCCGCTAATTTGTTATCAAACTGCATACAGAGCAAAATCCACCAAAGAACAATGCAACATTCGATTTCTACTGCTGATTTGGCAGATATAAAAGTTGAAGGTAATCGAATGAGCATTACATTGAAAATTCAAAATTCAATCCGTCCTTCTATTTTTAAGAAATGGAATAAAAGTGACGCAAATGTTTTTTGGCTGTTGAATGATGGTTATGTTGTGAAAAAGAATGTTTGGTTTCGAAACATTCCAAATTTTGGTTATCGTCAAGCCGCAAACTGGATAGCAGACGGTATTCAAGATTTCAACTCTAAAAACAGACTTGGGCTACACTTATCTGAGGAAAAGAATGTAGTCAGACCACTTTTATATTATGGAAGAATATATTAAACGATCAGTTCCTCCCTCTTGATTGAGGGAGGTTTTATTATTTTTACGGGAGGTGAAGATGAATGGCTGCTGATGGTTTGATTGTATTGGGGTTGGATGTAAGCCAAACTCAAGCTGAAATTCAAGCTGGTCTTGATAGCATTTTAAATAAAACAAAGACGAAAGAAATTATTTTAAAGACAGCAATCGAAAAAGCTGAAACAGAAAAGAAAATTGATTCTGTTGTCAAAAGTTTAAACAAGAAAACCGTCAAGATGGGCGTTGAAGTTGACGCAAGAAGTGTAAATAACATTTTAGCAGCACAGCAGAAAATTGCCTCCACACAAGCAAAATTAAATGCTCAGATGAAGGAGTATCGAGATACTGCTTCTAAAATTGGTCTTACACTTAACAAAGATTCTTGGAATCCATTTAGTCGTGCTGTGAAAGACGGTGATTTTGAAAAAGCAAATGAGATTCTGAAATCAACGAAAAAACAGATTGAGGCATATAATGCCGCTGTTCAAAAGATGAATTCCGACACTTCCGTTTCTGGAAGTGTTTCTTCTATTGTGGAGCAATTCAGCAAACTCAAAGATGTGAGTGCGGAAACACAAAAGCGTGTTAATTTGCTGAAAGCAAATTTGGCTCAGTTTGAGAATGCTGATAATACACAAAAGAAATTGTCTGCGTATAAGCGTTTGCAGACCATGATCGAAAGTCTAAGTGACGAATTGCGCACTTTGAGTTCTACTGAAAAGTCACAGTCATCTGATTTAAGCATTAAAAAGAAAATTGATGATGCTCGTTCCTCTCTGGAAGTGTTTAAGACACAGTATGAGGGCATAGGTAATAGTGCGGCGGCTCAAAAGGTTACTGCTGCTATTGCTGCACTTGATACTGCATTAAAGAGTGTTGATTCTTCTGCAAGTGGCGGCGCATTGGCAAAACAGTGGGATAAGGTGTCTGCCGCTGTTGATAATGCTAAGAGGGCTGTTGCTGAGTATAATGCCGCAAGTAAATCCAAAAAGAGTACATCTGGTATCTTAGAGGATATTAAGAATGCGGAAACTTATGTTAAAAATCTCAACACGGCTTATGCTTCTATTGGAGATAGTGCTGGTGCTGAAAAACTTAAAAAGGCAATCAGTGAATTACAAACTGCATTAAGTGGTATTGATAAAACAGCAACAGGAAATAAATTGTCCGCACAATGGGATTCTGTTGCATCAAAGATTGCTGAAGCTAAGAGGGCTGTTGCTGAGTATAATGCGGAACAATCCGCTGTCGGATCGTTAGGTGAACGATTTGATAATATCACAGACAAAATTCAAACAGCACTTTCCAATATTGGGGATTTTAGACTTAAAGGCACAGGTGTTGATCAGCTTACAACTGATTTAACAAAGCTCCAAGAAAAAGCAAAACTTGTTCAAAAAGATTTGGGTGATCTTGATCCAAATAATGCTGAAGATGTTAAACGGCTAAGTACGGCAATTGAGGAATTAGAAACAAACTTTTTAAAGTTGAAAGACAACGCAAGTTCGTTCAAAGACCCAATTTCTGCACAACAGCTTGCCACAAACATTGAAAAGGCAAAACAAAAGGTTGCTGAATATGCGGAAACTTATAGTGCAATTAAGAGCCGTCCTGATCTCGTAAAGGAACTGAACGATCTGCAAAAACGAGCAGAGGATTTATCTACAAAGACCGATCTGAAAAAGTTTAATGCAGACTTCGAGCAGTTCAATACAAAAGTAAAACAGGCTGGATTACATACTAAATCTTTAGGTGATAGATTAAAGGACGCATTCAAAAACTTTGCATCGTTCTTTAGTGCCAGCCGAGTTATTTATGAGGTAATTAGTAAACTTGGCGAAATGGTTCAGAATGTTAAAAATCTGGACGCTGCTATGATTAATTTGAGAAAGGTTACGGATGAAACCGATGCCTCTTATGACAGATTTTTGACCAGAGCAACCGCCAAAGCGAAAGAGTTAGGTACAACCGTTGTCGATCTGGTTGATGCTACTACAAATTTTAGTCGATTAGGTTTCTCTTTGAGCGAGGCTGAGGAACTTGGTCAGCTTGCTACGATTTATGCCAATGTCGGTGATTTGAGTAGTATTGATGATGCCACAAACAGCATGATTTCTACTATGAAGGGTTTTGGCATTGAGGCAGAAAATGCTTCTTCCATTCTGGATAAATTCAATGAGGTTGGTAACAATTTTGCAATTTCCAGTGGTGATATTGGTGAGGCGTTACAACGCTCTGCTTCTTCGATGGCAGCGGCTAACAATACCATTGATGAAACCATTGCTTTAATTACAGCGGCAAATACCGTTGTTCAGGATGCTACCAGTGTCGGTACGGCATTCAAAACGATCTCTATGCGTATTCGTGGTGCAACCACGGAGATGGAACAGGCTGGTCTTGATATGGAGGGCATGGCTTCTTCTACCGCAGAATTGCGTAAAGAAATTATGGCATTGTCTGGTGTTGACATTATGATTGATGATAACACATTCAAATCTACATATCAGATCATTGAAGAACTTGCCGTAAAATGGGGTGAATTGACTGACATTCAACAGGCAAGCATTACTGAGTTGATTGCTGGTAAGCGTCAGGGTAATATCATTTCTGCCGTTATGGAGAACTTTGATATTGCACAAGATGCGTTGAATTCTTCTTTGGAATCTGCCGGTTCTGCTATGAAAGAATACAATACCTACTTAGAGGGTATTGAAGCTAAGACAAATCAGTTCAAGGCGGCGTTTGAGGCATTGTCTACTACGGTTATTGAGAGTGATTTCTTAAAGGGAATTATTGAATTGGGTACTGGTGCAATTACTGTACTTGATAAAATTATTCAATCATTTGGCGGCGTTGGTAATGCTCTTTTGAATGTTGCATCTATTATTGCTTTATTCAATCCTGCAAAAACTCTTTCTTTGGTAAAGACTATTTTTGTTACGATTGGTAATTTTACAGGAATTACAAAATTGACTTCTGGTATTAAGGCTTTGACAAGTGGATGGCAAGCTGCAAAATCTGCTGGTTTATCTTTTGGTCAGTTTTTAGGAAATCTTAAAGGACAATTATTGGGAACTGCATCTGCCGCAACGGTTGTCACGGCGTCAATTACTGCTGTTGTTGCTGTGATTACAATTGCAGTTTCTATTTATAGTAATTGGAAACGCAAACAAGAAGAAATGCGTCAATCTCTTATTGAAGAGGGAGATACCGCTGTTGAAAATTCAAACAAGATTGCTGAATTAACAGCAAAATATCTTGATATGTGTGAGGCAGTTGATAATGGAACTGCTTCAACTGAAGATATGGCTCAGGCGCAAGACGATGTTATTGCTGCATTAGAATTAACAGGTAGAAGTGTTCGTGAATTAACAGAGGAATATGGCAGTTTAAAAGATGCCATTATTTCCGCATCGCAAAGTCAATTAAAAACAAATACATCTGCTGCAATAGCTGGCGCAAATGCCGCAAAAGAGCAAGTTGAATCTGATTTAAAAACGGGCTGGTTTGGTGGCAATTCAAAATATTTTTCATCTATTGGTGAAGAAGCTGGCGAAATCATGTCTTATCTCGAATCTTTGGGATATGAAGGTATTGATAACACTGGTAGCAAAGGTGGAGGTACGATATTCTTACCATCCGTTTATTTAACTGGTGGAGATAGTGCAAAAGCATCTTTTGAAGATTTAATGGCAGATTATAAGTATCTGGAAAAAATGATGAATGATATTCGTTCTGAATTTGGTACAGATAATGATTTGTTTGAACAAGTATCTTCTTTATATGCTGAATATGATCAAAATTTAAGTTCTGCTATTCAGAAAATAGATCAAGCAAATCAAGCCATTGCTCAAGAATTAATTTTTGCTGCTCAAACAGATGAAATTCCTCAAACAGCAGAAGAATATCTACAAGTCCGAGAACAATTAATTTCTGATTTGGAGAACAATGCTGATTGGGACGAGAATGGAACATATTCTGCTGAAGGTTTAATTAATTCTTTGTTAGCTGAAAACGCTGTTTTTCAAGAAATTGCTCAGGTAGTGGCAGATGAAGAAATTCTTGCGGCTGAATTTAAAGCCAAAAGAGATAGCATTGCTGAAGCAATAATTCCTAAAGATTATGAAGATTTAACGGAAGGTACAGCAGCTCATTTCCATGCAATTGATTCCTATACAACGAAATTGTATGAGCTTAAAAATAAGCTGGATACACTTTCGACAGAGGACATGGATATTGCATATGAACTTATGGCAGTTCCAGATAACAATATTCAATCTTGGGATGATCTCGTACAAGCAATTGATGATTATAAGAACGGTACAAGTAACCTTATTCCTATTAGCAATAAAGTACAAGAATCTATCAGAGCGGTTTGGAATTCTGAAAATTTCAAAGATGCAAAAGATTCTTTACTGGAAATGGCAAAAACACTGGATGGCATTACTCCTAATGCAATTGAGGAATTGGCTGGTGAAAGTGAAGAACTGGCTGAAATCCTTGAACTTGATGGAATGAATGCTGAGTTCCTTGCTCATGTTCTGCAAACAGTAGCCGATGGTAAAGATGGTTTTGCTTTAATTACTGATGATGCTTTAAAGCTGAATGATGCTTTAGAGGGTATGGTTACAGCATTTGATGATGTGACTGAGGCAAAATCCAGATACGATGCGGCTTTGGCTGGCGGCGAAAAGGATGATAACTTCAAGTCCTATGCTGAAGCGTTTGAGGCATTAAATGCAGAGTTTGAGGCTGGCACAACAAACAGCAACGCATTTTGGGCTGCGGCTGAATTTATGTTTGGCTCTGAGCAGCTTGCTTTGTGGGGCTGGGCTGACGGTTTGGATCAAATTTATGAAGCGATGCAGAAAAACGCTGGTGTATTCTCCGATGCGGAGAGTGCTGGTTTAGGTCTGCTGGATCGTCTTTATGAATTATCTGAGGCTGGCGTACTGGTTAATGAGCAAGGCGAAAAATTGATTGAAATCAGTAAGAATGCAGACGGTTCTTATAGTTTTGATATGGACTATAAAAACCTTGATTTGCTGGCTGAAAAGATGAACATTTCCAGAGAAGCTATGTTGGCTTGCTGGGAGGCTTTGTCTATGTGGGGCGAGGTCAACTTTGCAGATATGGCAGAGGTTATGTCTGTCATTGAGGAAATTGGTCTTGCAGCCGAAACCACAGGCGGTACAGCAGTTAATATTGCAGCTCTGACGGATCAGCTTATCTCTTTGGGTAAGACCGATAAAGATATTGCTACAATCCTTGGCGATTTGCAAACTATGGATGGGATCGTTCTCCTGAATGCAGAAACATCCGTAGACAATTTGACAGAGAGTTTAATTAATCTTGGTTTGGCGGCTGATGATGGTGTTACTGTTACAGTTGACATTACTGAGTTGGGCGGTTTGCTGTCTGAATTGAACTTTACGAAAGAACAGGCTGAAGATGTAATTACAAAATTACATGAGGCTGATGGTATTTCGTTGACGAATGCTGGGGAAAGTGTTGATACAGTTCAAGATGCATTGAATACTTTGAGTCAGTTTGATTTTGCAACCGTTCAAGGCGATATTGGGAACATCGAAGGTGCTGTTGCTGATGCTGATGATGCTACGACAGATAATGTTGTATCTGAAATCGAGGATATTGGTGCGGCGGCTGATGATTCTGTTCGCAGAATTGATAATATCGTTTCTGCTATGATGCGTGTTGACGGTACAACGGCTACTGTTACAATCAATGAAAGACGCAGAAGTGGTTTACTTGGTATGCTTGGTTTTGCTAAGGGTACTGACAATGCTCCTGAAGGTGAAGCATTGGTTGGTGAGGAAGGCGAGGAATTAATTAAGCATGGTGATCAGGCTTATCTCGCTGGTACAAATGGCCCCGAAATCGTTGATCTGGATAAGGGCGATACTGTTTATACTGCTGAGGAAACAAAGCGTATTAAACATGGTGGCAAATTCATCAACGGTCATATCCCCGCATATTCTGGCGGTTATGACGGCGGTGCATCTGGAACCATTGGTAAAAAGACATGGAAATCCGTAATCAAAGCATCGGCAACTGTTAAGGTTGATGATGTTGATTTAGATAGCGATTCTCTTGAAGAATCTTTAGAAGATACGCTGAAAGAGATGGACGATGAAATCAGCAAGATTATTGCGGCTTATGAGCATAAGATTTTCTTGATTGATAAGAATAACGGTGATCCATCTGAAATCGTAGCTATCTACAAAGAGATGCAAGAGGCTGTCCACGAACAGGCTGAGGAATATCGCAAACTTGGTCTGAGCGAAGATTCTGAGTATATCATGAATCTGCAAAAGCAGTGGTGGGATTATCATGATGCGATTGTAGAAGTTATTACCTCAATGTATGAGGAAATTATTTCTGGTCATGAAAATCAAATTGAACTGACAGAACATTGGCTTGAACAGGCGATTGCATCTGCTGACGCAATGGATATTGCCCGATATACTGGTGACATTGTTCAGCATTATCGTGATATGCAAGAGGCTGTCCACGAACAGGCTGAATATTACCGTTCACTTGGTTACGCTGAAACCAGCGATGAAATTAGTCAGCTTACATCTTTGTGGTGGGAATATTATGACAAAATCAAGACGGTTTCTGCGGACGCTTGGGAACAGGTCGTAGACAACGCTAATGATGCTCTGGATAACATTCAGGGTATGTATGATAGCCTGAAGAACGCCGCTCAGGAATATGCCGAATATGGTTATATTACTGTGGACTCTCTGCAAGATATTCTTTCTTATGGTGTTGAGTATCTTGCGTTCTTGCAGGACGAAAACGGTCAGTTGGTAATCAACGAGGCGAATATTCAAAAGGTCATTGCTGCCAGAACTCAGCAAATGGCAATTGAGTCTGCTTTGAATTATATTCAGCAGCTCAGAACCGCATTGACCAACAACGATACAGTTGCTTTGCTTAATCTGACAAATGCAACAAATATTGCGACAGCAAGTACATGGGATTTGGTGTACGCTCAGTTGCAGTTGCTTGGTTTAAGTGATGAACAATATAACAACGCATTGCAGAGAATTAATGCAATGCGCAGCTTGACAGATATGGCAGTGACCAGTATTGGTCGAATTGATACTTCTGCAAAAGAGGCTTTGGAGGAAACATCTACTGCGCTCGAAGATTTGCTCAAGTATGTTGAGGAAATGATTAAGCAAGAGGTTGAAAACCAAATCTCTGCATTGGAGGATCAGATTGACAAATACCGTGAGATTGTTGATTTACAGAAAGAATCCTTGGACTTAGAGCGTGAAAAAGACAAGTACACCAAGGATGTTACTGAAAAGACGAAATCCATTGCTGAGTTGCAAGCACGAATTGCTATGCTGGATTTGGATGACAGTCGTGAGGCTCAGGCAGAAAAGCGTAAACTTCAGGAGCAATTGGCTGAGGAACAAGCTGATTTAGCTGAAACTCAGGCAGATCATGCTTATGAAGCTACAAGCGATATGCTTGACAATATGGCTGATGCCTATGAGGAAGAAAAGCAGAAGGAAATTGAAATTCTGCAAGATTCCATTTCATCGGCTGAAAAAATTTATCAGTTGGCAATTGAGAGAATTAATAATCATTGGGACACTCTCTATGATGATTTGATTAATTGGAACTACCAGTATGGCAATACCGTACAGTCTGAATTGATTTCTGCTTGGAATGCGGCATCTGGCGCAGTTCAGCAGTATGGTAGTTATTTGAATGCTGTGGCGGCTACTCAGGCACAAATCGCAGCTTTTGATGCAAGCAGTGGATTTACTACCGTTGGCACTACTGGCAGTTATGACACCAGTGGCGGTCAAACTATGAGCCGTATCAAAGAGATTGTTGCTCAGATGAAGGCAAATTCTCAGGCTCACCACAATGCAAGCACAGAGGAAAAGGCAAGACTAAACCGAGAAAATCTTGATCTTGGTGAGGAATTGCAAAGACTGATTGGACGCACTGTTGTTCGTGGTGATGATGGCGTTTGGTATTTGGATAAGGTCGGTGGCGCACAGCTTTACTCTACTTATCCGTACAGTACATATCACACTGGCGGTATTGTTGGTGATGATGCAACGCCGAAGCAGGACGAAATGTTTGCTCTGCTCAAAAAGCGTGAGGCTGTATTTACCGAGCCACAGCAGGAAGTTGTTTATCGTGTATTGAAAGCTGATGAAACCATTGCTGGTAAACTTGGCATTAGTGGTGGTCTGTATCATAGCATGAACGGCAGTGGATATGCAGAAATGCAATCCCATAATGCTGTTATGTGTGATATGCAACAGGCGCAAGCTGCGTCTGGTGGTAATCATGTGTCGCAGAGCATTGGCGATGTGACAGTTCCAGTTCATGTGATGGTTACTGAAAAGCTGGATAAGAGTGATATTAAGCGGCTCAGTAAAGAAATCAGTAGTGTTGCTGCTGAGGGAATTTCTGAGGCTTTTATTAAGCGTGGCAAAGGGACTTTACGAGATAGTTTGTTAAAACCATAAGGGAGGGGCTATATGCCCTTCCCTTTTACTATAAAGGGAAGGAGGTCTGATTATTTGGTTATTGATTTTAGCAAAATTAACATGAGAGAGCGTCCAAAATTTATTCTGAGAAATCTTGACGGTAAAGCTATTGGATTTTTAGGACATATTTTAAATCCAAAAGCAACTATAAACTACAATGAAATTTCAGAAATTTCTTTTGAATATCCTGCTTATGATAACGGAGAAAAACTGGATGAATACGATCTCCTGAATAGTATGAGGGTGGTTGATGTTAAAGGATACGGACAGTTTATTTTGCAGAAACCAATTGAAAACGATGATACAGTTTCTAAGAAAAAGAGTTGTAAGGCGTATTCTTTAGAACACGAATTATCTGATAAAGAAGTTACTGTTGAAGAAGGAACATATAATTTTTGGAATCCTTTGGCAAAAGAAAGTTCTATTATGGGAATTATTTTGTCAGAAATTCCATCATGGAGAATTGGTACTGTTTCTTCTGATTTAATTGGCAAATATCGAACTTACAGCGCAGAAAAACGAAAAATTTATGATTTTATGAAAACGGATTTACAAAAAACTTATGGCTGTATTTTTGATTTTGATACATATAATCGAGTTATTAATGTTCGTAGTATCGAAAGTATATCTACGACAAAGGCAGTATATTTATCTTCAAAAAATCTTTTGGATGAAATTGAAATTGAAGAAAACACAGATGAATTAGTAACTGTGCTTGATGTTCATGGTGCAGACGATTTAGATATTCGAAGCGTTAATCCAATGGGTGTAAACAAAATCTATAATCTTGACGCATATATGAATGAATCTTATTTCTCAAAAGAAATGATTATGCAGTGGCAGAATTGGAAACAAACTTTTGATTCGTACCAACAAACTTATTTTGATATATCTGTTGAACAAAGTATGTTGATTAGCCGTCTTGTGACAGAGAATGCGGTGCTTGTCGATCTGGAAGGAGAACTTTCTGGATTAGAGAGTAAGAAAGCAACTTTAGTACAAGGTGTCGCAATGGATAGTTCATTGAGTGATGATTTGGCTGCGGTCAAAGCTGAGATTTCTGCCAAAGAAAAAGAAATCAATACTCAGAAGAAAACAGTGATTGCTCCTATTGAGAATAAGATTACTGCTTTAACAACTGAACTGAAAAATATCAATCAATTGACTGCGTTTTCTGCCTTTTTTAGTGAAGAACAGATTGCAGTTCTGGATCGTTATTTCAAGTGTGGTAGTTTAACTGATTCTACATTCGTTGCGACAAATATTGACAGCTATTCTACGGATGGTACTACGGTACGAAGTTTGGCTTCAATTTTTAATCTTGTAAGTTTAAATGAAATTCGAAAAACAGAATATACATCTGATAAAACCTTTTATTCTGTTCGTGGCGGTATGATCGAAACAAGTCATTCAAGTTTTGCATTGGACGCAGAAATCGTGAGAGGTACATTAGAGGTCAACAGTGATAATACTTTTGTCCTTTCTTTGTATCTGAACGATGGAAAGTTAAATAACAGCACCACATTTACTGGCGCAACATTATCTATGACTGGTACTTTGGGTGAAAATGTTATGAGTTCTGTGTCTGCTTTGCAATTTAAGACTTCTTCTGCAAATGTGTATTTTACCAGAGATGTGACGGAATATCAAAAACGATCTGTGGCTCTGGAATTATATGATTATGCAGTTGATCGGTTGAATAAGTTATCATCTCCTACTTTCTATTTTTCTGTGGAAAGTGCAAACTTTTTAGCATTAGATGATTTTGTTGATTTTGCAAAGCAATTTGAACTTGGTGAAAAAGTGTATCTGCACATTGATAATAATGTGTTAGAGCCTATTGCTATGTCTGTATCAATTGATTTTGATAATTTATCAGATTTTGAAATTCAATTCAGTGATAATTATCGTTTAAATAGTAAGGAATTTACTCTTGAATCAATTTTAGATCAAGCGATTTCAGGCAGTAATTCATTGGATTTAAACCAATATAATTACAGTAACTTTGTAAGCAGCGGTGCAAAAACATCAGTTGAACAGTTTATGAAATCTGCCATTGACGCTATGAAAAATAACATTATGGCTGGCGAAAACAATGAATTGAAGATTGATGGCACTGGCTTGCGCTGTATGAAATATGACGAGGCAAGCGGTACATACAGTCCAAAGCAAATTTGGATGGCACATAATGCTATCATGTTTACGGAGGACAATTGGGAGAGCGCAACGATTGGTATCGGTGAGTTTACTGATAAGAACTTTGGCACTCTCTACGGTATCGTCCTCCCTGCCCTTGTTGGTACGCTGTTAGCTGGTCAAAATCTGATCATTGAGAGTGAAAAACAAGACGGTGGCGTTGCCGTGTTTAAGATGGACGCTGAAGGTGCTTCTTTGCATAATGCTTCGTTTAACCTTTATGGTTCGACTGGTGGTAGAATTGATATGGGAGCAATTTTAGGTCTTGTTGGCGGTAATGATCCAGACAATATGTTTGTCTATGATAATTTTAATAATCCTATTGGTGTGAAAACTGCAAACAATGAGTCTGTGACAAAGGTTGATGATTTGGATGTAAATGATACTCCAAATGCAAACTTCTGGCTGGATATGGATGGTGGTCTTTATATCAAGGGTGTTATTGATGCTGTTGGTGGTATTTTTCGTGGTTCTTTGGAGGTCGGAGGTTCTACTGCGTTCCGTGTTGACGCACAGGGCAATTTGAAGATTGGTGGCACAGACACGAATCCGAATTTTTCTGTTGATGCAAATGGTAATCTGGTCGCAAATAACGGTACTTTCAAAGGAACTGTTTATGGTGCAACTTACAAAGACAATAATGGTAATATCATGATGAATAGTAGCCAGCAGTTTAAATCTGACTATCTTAGTTTGAATGGAATTAATGTTGGCAATGGTCAATTTGTTGTTGACTCCGCTGGCAATGTTTCTGTGAGCGGCAGCATTAAGATGGGTGCAGGATCGAGCATCAATTGGGCGCAAGTCACAGAACAAAATGCTACTATGAGTCTTGCTTATATTCAGGCAAATAATGCTTTTAACTATGCTGGTGTGGCATATGATGAAGCTGGTAATGCCTACGATCTGGCTCTTGATGCTTATGACGCTGCGGATTACGCCTATGATCTTGCGTATGAAAACCGCATTACCGATAAGAAAGTATTTGATGTATTGACTGGAGGCGGCACGAGATTCGGTATCTTTAGTGATTCATCGTCCAGCAGACTTTACATTAATGCAAATTATATTCGCTCAGGTACAATTGATGCCGATATTGTTACACTTGGTAGCGGTTGGGGTGGTTTTGCGTGTGCGAGAGGCAGTACAGGTATTAGTGTAACCTATGGTGCGAAGGTGTATGGTTCTGATGAAGATTACTATTTTATCGCAACTGATGCTGGTGTCCGTATGCAAGCACCAGACAATGGTATTACAATTACAAATAACGTAATTTCAGCAAGTGAAGAAATTACTGTTAGTTCAGATCGAAGAATTAAAAACTCTATATCTTATGATATGGATAAATACAATGGTTTCTTTATGTCCTTAAAGCCGAGTTTTTATCGGCTTAACAAAGGCAGCAGTCAAAGATTCCATATTGGTTTTATTGCTCAAGATGTTGAGGAAGCATTGTTAAATAACGGATTAGAAACCAGTGATTTTGCTGGTTTTATTCGTTGCGCTGGCGCACATGATGTTCATGATCAATATTTAGATCAGTGTTATTTAAGGTATTCGGATTTTATTTCTTTGAACACATATATGATTCAAAAATTATATCGTGAAATTGAGCAGTTGAAATCAAAACTAAATCAATTTGTGAAGGAGAATGACAATGGTTAAAAATGATGTTCTGCAAAGAATTGATGCTGTTTGTAAAACGCTGGATGGTGGTATTACAGTGAGCGGCGCACAAAATGCTGGCAATCTTGCTGGATGTTTTGCTATCTTGCAAGAAACTTTGACTATTTTGAGTAATTGTGAGATTACTGAAAAGAAGGAACCAGAATCTGATAACAAGGCAGATTGATATGTATAAGCGGAGGTGAGTGGATGGGTTTTATTGCTAAAAACTTTTCATTTAATCGCATCCCCTGTACTGAATTTGGATTGCGGATTTATGATATTGATGGAAATAAAAATGAAGCTGCTCCCTTTGCAAGTACAGGGAAATTGTTGACCGATGTAATTCCGTCTACTGGACGGACTTTTTTATATGGTCGTTCTTTTGATGACCCGTTAGAATTTCAACTGGTTTTCGGTCTTGATCCGTTAATGCTCAAGATGGATGAACACTTAGATCGTTTTGAGATGGACGCAATCGCAAACTGGCTGACAGGTCATGATACATATAGGTGGCTTGAAATTGAACAGCCAGATATGGAAACAATTCGTTATCACTGTATTATCAGCGAATTGGAACCCATTCAGCTTTCTTGGTTGCCGTGGGCGTTTACTGCCAAAGTGATGTGCGATTCTCCTTATGGATATACTTTCCCACAAAAGTTTAGTTACTCTTGTGTGAATGAAACAGAAATCAAGTTGATCAGTCGGTCTACAATAAATAAGCTGTATTATCCAAAACTGGATATTACATTGAATGGTAGTAACACGATCTCGATTATCAACCAATCGTGCAACAATGCGGAGCTGCGTTTTGAAAACTTACCAAAGGACTATTTCTTGACAGTTTCAGTGGACAATGAATTTGGAAAGATTACTTCTTCTGATCCTGCATACGCAAATATGTATCAGTATTGCAACTTCTCATGGTTGCCGCTGAAAAAAGGATTAAACAAACTACTTGTTAGGGGCAGTTGTCTATTGGATTTCAAATGTGAGTTTCCTATGAACTTTGGAGGGTGATTGTTATGCGACATGATGTTTACTCACTGCCAGAAGTTATGTTTGTTGCAGGACAATCAAACACGCTTCGTTGGCGGTTATTTACGGAACAAAATGTTCCTTTTAATGCGAATGGTTGCACAGGCAATTTTGCTCTTGTGGACTATTCTGACAAATATAACGATGAGCCATTGGTGTCAAAGCCTTTGTCTTTTTTGATTGGCGATGATGAAACAGGTGTAAAGAATATTGCGACTGTTGATTTAGTGCCTAATGATACTTTGGGACTATATGGCAAATATATTTATCAAATCACGATCAAAGATATTGATGGCGAAGTTGAAATTCCCAATCAGGGTATTTTTAATATTTTCCACAATATCAATGAGAGTTTTTTGAAATAACAACAAATGCAAGAATTAAAGATTGGAGGATGAAAGCGTATGACTTCTACATACTTTTTAAACTGTATCATGGGCAATGTTTTCAAAACAAAGCTGAGTCTTACATTGCCTGAGAAAGTTTATCTTGGTTTGAGTTCTACTGCTCCGAGTGTTGATGGCACTGGCGTTACCGAGCCTTTGGATTCCGCTGGCTACTCTCGTGTTGAGTTGACCACTTTGGGCGAACCTGTTAATGGTGTGATCTCAAACAATTCTGATGTTTCTTTCCCTGAAAGTTCTGCAAGTTGGGGAACCATGACTCACTTCGTTTTGTACGATGATATTGTCGATGGCAACTTGCTTATGTTTGAGGCTTTGACACAATCTCGTAGCGTTGAAGCTGCAACAATTGTTACTGTCAAGAGCGGTGGCCTGAAACTGACTTTGGCAAACAAGGCTTAATACAAAATCAAAATAGAAAGTAGGTGAGAAAGTTGCAAACCTTTGATGTTTATTTAAAGAAACGACTCACCGAAATTGATGTTATTATTTCGCAACTGGTACAGAGAGATACATTTACGCTTTATAATTATCTCTATTTGCTCTGTTCGTTGTCTGAATTAGAATTGCTGAAAACCATTACTGGCGAAGCGAGTATAGAACTGGATGCAAGAATTCTTTATTTGGAAGAACGAGTACATGAGTATATGAACAGTGAAATGTATCTGAGTGCGATGGCTGATTTTTCAAGCCAAGTAACAACTGGTGGAAGTACGGAAATGGTTTTATCTGCTGATGCAGTTGATGCAATCATGAAAGATTTAATTAGCAGTGAATCTGTTCTGGAAATTTCCGTAGACCCACTGGATTATTATATCGCTCATTCATTCGGCACAGTGGATTTCGATATGATGTTAGTAGCAGATCAGCTTGAGTTCTTGAAGGAAGGATTTGAAAAGTTCGACAGCAAAATGTATCTATTTGCAGAATCAGAATTTGCAAGCAGTAAGGTCGCAGAGTTGAATGGTTTAGATATGGTGTTATATACTGATCCGATTGGATTATTTTATTTGGCATCTGTATCTGGTCAAACAGAAATGTATTTGTCTGCTGATCCAATTGATGATTATCTGTTGGAAAAAATCTTGCATGATTTAGATGTCATGACTTATTTATCTGCATCTATTGATTCTATTTTGCATTTGGAGAAATTTACTTCGAGTGAAAACATTCTTCATGCATTTGCGAATATGACAGAAGTTTTGATTAGTATTATCTATCCATCCGAAAGCACAATGGTTTTATCTTGTGAGGCAAGCACAGGAATGAGGCGTTATCGTTTTGTTAGTGAGATGGATGATTTTACAGTATCCGAGTTTGACAATATGACTTTGCATGAACTTGATTTTATAACAATTGCGTAAGCATTGCAGAACTTTAATAAGAAGGTGGTGATTAGATGGTAAGAAAACAAGGCGGCTTAATTACAGGAATTCAGGCGAATGAAAATGTTGTGGATAAGTGTATTGCTGAGATTCGCAGGGTTGAACCTACTTCTTTGGCAGATAAGTTATTCCATATCACAATTAAGACTGACGCTTATAAACGATTCACTATGAATGGTTTTACTTACACCACCGATGGCAATGGCAATTTTACGAGTATTGCAATTGCCAGTCGTACAACTCCCGAAATTACTGATTTGCGTTTCGAGAGCGATCTTGACGAATGTGTTCTCTGCTTTATCTATTAAGGCGGTGATCACATATGTCTGGTGTAGTTGGTGGTTTTTATTCTGGCGTTTTCTATCCAAGTGATAGCCCTTTGTATGATCCAACTGGAAGTGGCGATATTGAAATTATTGCCGGAGATTGCTTTGCACCAGTTGGGCAGCCTGAAAATTATCGGGGATTTCTTTACCAAACCGCTACATTATTAGCTGACAGTTATTTGTATGCTTAGGATGAAAGGCGGTGGAATAATTGGCTGATTTTGTTTATGAGAAATTAAGAGCAGGAACTACACAGAACGATTCTGACTCTGGTTCCGAAGTTGCTCGTAAATTCAATGACAATTTTGAAAAAGTGGCAGAAAAGTTTACAGAGATCAGCGAAAAATTGGCAAGTGGTTTAAGTATTTCAGTGAATGGTACTGTTCTGCAAGCCAATAGTGAAGGAATTGTCGAGTTACCGCTTGTCAGTCCAACACAAGCTGGTCTTGTCCAATCCAGCGATGGAGAGGACGCTATTGTGGCTGATGAAAACAATGGTACTATGAAAGTGGCTTCATTGAACGTCAGCAAGTTAATTGAAAATGACAATGTTATTTTTATTTTAGATGGCGGGAATTCTGTGGAACCTACCGCCGATACAAGCAATTAAATTTAAAGGGGGTATTTGACTTATGGCTGAAAAACTCTTTAAAACACGCATTCAAGTAAGACGTGATACAACAGCTAATTGGTTGCTGAATAAAGATGTTATCCCAGCCGAAGGTGAGCCTTGCTTAGATTTAGATACTGGCCTTGTCAAATACGGTAACGGAACGGATACTTATGAAAATCTTCCTGTTGCTGGTGGCATGGCTGCAACTCATTATGAGGGGATCAAGCAAGATGGTGAAACCGATGATGCTGTGATTGAGCGTGTTCTTACGGGTTTGAGTGTTACGGCAAATAAAGATGATATTTTTATTGTCAAAACTTTAATTGCTGGAACAAAATACTCTTATACTGCTTATGTATACAATGGCAATGCATGGGCAGCTATGGACGGAAATTATAATGCAACGAATGTATATTTCGATCAGGATTTACTTACTACGGTTCCTGTTGGAAATGTTACACTGCAAAATGGTCAAGCTACCATTCCTGTGACTGGAATGAACATTATTGAGGCATGGAATGAAATTCATGTTTCTGAGGACAAGGATTTTAACGTGGTGAAACCTACGGTTTCTGTGAGCGGAAGCGTGAAATATGTTGAGGTTGGTAGCTCTGCATCTCAGGATGTGACTGTTACATATGAAGATGGTAGTTATGAGTACGGCTATACTACTGAGACTGGCGAGGAAGGTCAAACAGCAACCGCTACCACAAATGACGGAACTACTGGTACTGATGTAACTGGTTATGCTTTGACAGATGGAACAAACGCAATTGAGCCTAAAGAAGTCGGCGGTAATGTGTTTACTGTCGATTCTGGCGTAAAAACAGATCGTGCAACTATGTCTGTTAAGGGTTCTGCGACCTATGATGATGGTTATATTCCTGTTTCTAATCTGAAGAAGATGTATCCTGCTAAAGCAATTGCCGCTGGCACTACCGCAGAGGTTACGAAGGAATTGTTCAGATGGTATGTGCCAATGTATTATGGATTTAAATATGATGGTGCATTGGTTGCTGATCCTGCCAACATTACAGAAGCAGAAATTAAATCCTTGATTGTTGTTAAGGATGCAACCGCATACAATCGCACGAAGCCAACTGCCGCTACTGCTTCTGGCTCTTGGCGGCAATTCTTTGTTGCTGTTCCTTCTGGATACGGTGCAGAGCTTTCAGGTATCTCTGATAGCAATAAACTTCCTCTTACTATTGGTAAGGCGGCAAATGTTACTTTGGCTTTCGGTACTGCCTCTATCGAGTATGAAATCTGGTATGTCGCACTTGATGCCGATTATGACACCAAGGCACTTACTTTGACTTGGTAATAGTAAAGGGGGTATGGAAAGATGACTGTAAGCGAATTTTTCACAAAATTAAACAGCGGCGCAACATGGTCTGCTGGCGTTAGCTTTAAACGTGCCGCTTCCCTGCCTTTGGAGCGTTACGCAGTTCATGCAAGCTATGCAGAAGCAGAGGCTTATGCAAGTACAAATGCCGTTGCCTATCCCGGACAGATTCTTGCAGTTGTTGAGACAACTGGAACAAGTATCTATTATATTGATCAGAATATGGCTCTTCAGCCTGTTGGTGTTATTCCTGCTGGTGATGGGAAAACTATTTCTGTCAGCGATGATGGTGTAATTTCTCTTTATGGAATTGATGGTTCTCTTGAAGAGGCAAAAAGTTATCAGCCTGTTTATCGCAATGGTGCATTAACTTGGGTCGAGTTGAGTTCTACAACTGTTGAGGGATTACAGACTTTGATTGAAGGCTTGCGTACTGATGTGGATGCTATCAACGCAAAAATCGGAACTGTTGAGGAAAACAAGACCGTTGTTCAAATGATTACGGAAGCTCAAGAGGCGGCAACTTATGATGACACTGCTTTATCTGGTCGTGTTACCGCTATTGAGAACGACTATTTAAAGACGGCAGACAAAACTGCATTGCAGAGTGAAATTTCCACGGCAAAAGCTGAGGCGATTTCTGAAGCGGTTGCGGCTGTTGTTGGAGAAGGAACAAGCGCAGATTTTGATACGCTGAAGGAAATTGCAGACTGGATTTTGTCGGATACAACTGGTGCTGCTTCCTTGGTGACAAGGATTTCTGTCATTGAATCAGATTATCTGAAAACTGCCGATAAGACAGCATTACAGGGTGAAATTGACGCATTAGAAACTCTTGTTGGGGCATTGCCAGATGGAGCCGTTTCTACTAATGTTGTCGATTATATTCAGGAAGCAATCAATGGTCTTAAAATTGGCGATTATGCAAAAGCAAGTGAGTTAACTGCATTAGCTGAACGTGTTACTACTATTGAGGGTAAAGTTACTACACTTGAAGGAAAAGTTGCTGCTCTTGAAACAGTTGGAGCGGAGAAAAATGTAATTAATTCTGTCGATGAAGCGGAATTTACAGTTGATTCTACAAGAAAGCTCTCTGTTAAAAAGATTGCAATGGATAAGATCACCGGGCTTCCAGCCGCATTGGAGCAGAAAGTTTCTGTCCAAGCTGGTTATCGTATGATTACCGATGCAGAGGGCGAGAAATTGGAAAAGCTGGTTCTGAGCGAGGACGGCACAGTTGAGGTTAGTGGTACGATTGCCGCTGGAAATGTTGATGGTCTTGAATCTTGGATTACAACTCGTGCGGCTACTTTAAAGGGCTTGTCAGAGAATAACCTTACTGATGTGTTAAAGACCAAAATTGAATCTTCTCAAGCCAATGTTATTGAAATCGTAAAGGTCAATGGCGTTGCGGTTGAAGTCAGTGCAGAAGATAAAAGCGTTAATATTCCTATGGCAACCGCCGCCGCATTGGGCGTTGTCAAGGGTACGGATGCTGAAAACGGAATTGCAGTTGCGGATGATGGAACCATGTTCGTGAATTCCGTGAATGTAAATAAACTTGTTCAAACTGAAGGAGATTCTATTGTTCTTGATGGCGGTAACTCCGCAGAATAATTTAATCTATTTGAAAACCACCGACATATTTTGTCGGTGGTAATTTATTAAAATTAGGAAAAGAGGGATATGTTTATGGCTACAAAAACTTTAAAGACTCGTATTCAGTTGAAGTATGATACTTATGCGAATTGGACTACAAACAACCCTACTCCCCTTGCTGGTGAGTTGTGTGTTGTAGTTGTTCCTGCCGCTGCGGGTGCTGTGGCTCAGGAACCCGCTATTCTTTTTAAGGTAGGCGATGGCACTACCCCATTTAATACATTGAACTTTACAAGCGGTATTGCTGCCGATGTGTATGATTGGGCGAAGGCAGAGACTAAGCCTACTTATGCCGCCGATGAAATCACTGGTATTGGCGATTATATCGCAACCTATGTGGATGAAACTTTGGGTATTTCTGTTGATACCGATACACAATATCGCATTCTGAAAGTTAATGATTATAATTACAAACTCCAATCTAAGGCTAAGGGCGAAGCCGATACTGCTTTTGCTGACGTGAGTGAGATCGTAATTCCTAAGTATGATGACACAACTCTTGCTGGTCGTGTGACTGCTATTGAGACACTGGTTGGCAGTACTGCTGTTGCTACTCAGATTGCAAATGCTATCAGTGCTTTGAAGCTGGATGAAACTTACGCCGCTAAAGCGCATACTCATGAGATTGCCGATGTGACTGGCCTTTCTGATGCAATTGCTGACGCAAAAGCCGCTGGTACTGCCGCTCAGTCTGATGTGGATGCTTTGGAGGCAAAGGTTGGCACTGTTCCTGAGAGTAAGACTGTTGTGCAGATGATTTCCGATGCTCAAACTGCCGCAACTTATGACGATGCCGAGGTTAAGGCTGGCATTGCTGCTAACACCGCAGCTATTGCTACTCTTAATGGCGAGGCAACCGTTGAGGGTTCCGTGAAGAAAACTGTTTCTGACGAAATCGCAAAAGTTGTTGCTGGTGCGCCTGAGTCCTTTGACACTTTGAAGGAAGTTTCTGATTGGATTTCTACTCACGGTCAGGATGCTGCTTCTATGAATTCCGCAATTCTTGCATTGCAGAATATCTTAGACGGTATCGGTGATACGGATGCTGGCGAGAGTGCTACTGTTGTTGCTTATGTTCAGGCAGCTATTGCGGCCTTGAATATTGGTGATTACGCCACTGCCGCCAATCTGACTGCTTTGGCAGAGCGTGTGACTACCGCAGAGGGCAAGATTACTACCGCTGAAGGTAAGATTACAACTGCCGAAGAAAAGATTGCAACCTTAGAGGAACAGATTGTTACTAAGGCAAATGATTCCGATCTTGCCGCTATTGCAAAGACAGGTAATGTAAATGATCTGGTTCAGACTGATGGTAACTACATTATTTTCAATTGTGGCTCTTCGTCTGAAGTGATCTAATCTCAAGAATGAAATACAATAAACACACCCATCTCGTCTTTTGACGAGGTGGGTTTTGTGTTGTAAGGAGGTTATGATGGCTGCTAAAGAATTTGATGCCCGTGTGAAATTCAAACGGGATACAAGTGCAAATTGGACAGCGAACAATCCTGTTTTGTTAAACGGCGAGATGATCATCGTTGATACTGCAAGCGGTGAAAAAAGAACAAAGACAGGAGATGGAACAAAAACTTATACTCAATTGCCTTTTGATGATGAAGCGATTTATAACGCTTTAAATAACAAATGCGATGCAAGTGATGATGTTAATGCGACCTTGAGCGCAAGTGCGTGGAGTAACGGGCAACAAACAATTTCAGTCGAAGGTCTAAAAGCAGATCAAAACGGAATTGCATCTTTGCCTCAGAATTATTCAGTCGCAGTATATGAAGCTGTTGTTGCCGCACAACTTCATGTGTCTGCACAAACAGATGGAACATTAACTTTCTCTTGTGATGGTGATGTACCGCAAATCGACATTCCTGTTGTTGTGATACTTCTTGGTTGAGAAAGGATGGTGTTTCGTTTTGAGTCAAACTGAAAAATATGGGTTTTATGTGACCGAACCTACTGATGATCCAAAATTTATAGATTTGAGACAAGAATTATGCGGCAACGAAAATAGCAATATGACAAAAATGGAAGATGCCTTAAATACGAAAGCCGATAACAGTCTTTCTAAAACAGGCACTCTTTTAGCCTCCGCATGGACTGGCGTTGATAGTCCATTTACACAAGAATTGGCAATTGAAGGACTTGGTGCAACTCAAAACGGAATCATTGATGTTTCCCATGACGCAACCATCATTCAAAGAGATGCGGCACGAAACGCACTCTTATCCATCACTGGACAGAGTAATGGAGTATTGATCATTTCGGCAGATGGAGAGTTACCAGAAGTTGATATTCCAGTTGTCGTAATTCTATTAGGTTAAAGGAGGATTAAAAGATGCCTATTGTTTCTAATTTCCCTACTGGCGGCGGTAGTGGAAGCAGCGGTCTTGCTTTGGGCGCAGTAAGCAATGTCAGCACTGTTGTTTCTCATGGCAAGGCTTATTTCAAATGGACTGATCCTGAAGATATTGTTGTTTCCGATTCTACTTTGGCTGCTTTTTCTGGAACGATTTTAGTTCGTAAGGCTGGCTCTGCACCTGTTAGCCGCAGAGATGGTACTGTCGTTGTTGACAGTAAAACAAGAAACGCTTATCAGAACACTTATTTTTGCGATAGTGGTCTGACAGATGGCGTTACTTATTACTATAAGTTCTTTACTTATACTACGCAGAATGTTTACACAGATTTGGAAGAAAATCTGGTTGAAATCACTCCTGTTGCTGTCACTCCTGCAAATGTTTCTGGCATGAGCGTGGCGGCTGCTGGTAATGGTAAGGTTACGCTGAAATGGACTGATCCCGATAACACAACTCAAGACGGTATTACTACTGTTGCTTGGGGTGGCTCTAAGGTCATCTATAAGAAAGGCAGTAGACCTACCAGTGAGAGTGATGGTACTCTGGTGTTGAATTCTACAACTAAGAATGCGTATAAGTCTACTGGCTTGACAATTTCTGGTTTGGAAAACGGCGCAACTTATTACTTTGCTGTGTTCCCTTACGGCACAGACGCTTATGGCGGTGCAGTAAATACAAACGCAAGTAATGTAATAAGTGGAGTTCCTAACCGTTTGACGATTACGAATGTTCCAAATCAGAGTGGTTCTTTGACTTATACTGGTTCTGCACAGACTCCTTCTTGGAGTAATTATGACAGTTCTAAGATGACTTTAAGTGTTACTGCACAAACCAATGCTGGTACATATTCCGCATCTTTTACTCCAAAGGATGACTATATGTGGCCTGATGGAACTACCGCCGCTAAGAGTGTCAACTGGACAATCGGTAAAGCGGCTGGCTCTCTGAGTTTGAGCAAATCCAGCATTACACTGAATAGTTCTACCAAGAGTACGACATTTACCGTTACTCGTGCTGGTGATGGTAAGATCACTGTTGAATCCAGTGATACAACCGTTGCAACTGTCAGCTTGAACGGCACTACGGTTACTGTCAGCAGCGTGAATGACAAGACTGGTAAAGCAACGATTACTGTTAAGGTGGCGGCTGGAACAAATCATACCGCTCCTTCCAATAAGACTTGCGCTGTTAGTTGTGAGTTCCTTCCTGCTGTCGGTACACCTTTGAATAATATTAGCTGGGCAGATATTAAGCGCATTTCTGATGCTGGCTTGGCATCCAACTATTTTGCTGTTGGTGATCGTAAAGCAGTTGCTTTGAGTGGTACTGTTGGTAATTTATCTTTAAGCGGAACTTATTACTGTTATATCATTGGCATTAATCATAACAGTGCCAAGGAAGGTGCAAATCATATCCATTTCCAGTTTGGTAAGACTGCTGCATCTGGCGGTACTGATATTTGCTTTGTAGATAGTGGTTATGGTAGTAATAAAACTTCTGGTTCTTGGTTCAATATGAACAATTCTCAAAGTAACAGCGGTGGCTGGAATAATAGTCGTATGAGAACTGTTATTTGTCCTGCATTTAAGAGTGCTATGCCATCTGATCTGCAAGCAGTTTTGAAAACTACAACCAAGTATTCTGATAATACTGGTGGTGGTTCTAATACTGCATCTTATGTTACTGCAACATCTGAAGAAGTATTCTTGCTTGCAGAGTTTGAGGTCTTTGGTGCAAGAAGCTATGCCAATAGTGCTGAACAGAATTATCAGACACAATACGCCTACTATTCTGCTGGTAACTCCAAGGTGAAATACCGTCATAGTGCTACTGGCTCAACTGCGGGCTGGTGGTTGCGCTCTGTTCGTGCGGACAACTCGTACTACTTCTGCATTGTCAACACTTCGGGGAGTGCGAGCTACATCTACGCTAACTATTCGCTTGGGTTCGCCCCGGCCTTCTGCGTGTAAGCTACTCTGTTCATCCTCAGCATCTCCATTCAAGGCGCAAGCCGAGAATGGGGGTGCGAGGATGGACTTTCTCGCAACTTATGAGATAATTATCAAAAATGTTCTTGACATTTAGATTATTATCTGCTATCCTTATGTCGGAATGAGAATATTTTCTAATTTTAATGTTCTTCGGAGCAAATAATCTATCATATTAGGAGGTCTGTAAATGTCGGTTTATGCTTCTAAACGAAGTGAATCAAAAGTTGAGTTTCTGCGTGTAGCACAGCAGCTTGCCGTCTACACATTAAAGCAGACTAAGAAATTCCCGAAATCGTACAGGTTTAATCTGACCAATGATATTGTACGCCTATCAATGGAGATTCATGAGAATGTATTAAGAGCAAATTCAATTTATATCCATAAGGGTATGAGTAATGACGAATTTCGGCTTCGAGAGATTTACTTTTCAAAAGCAAAGTCCTCAATATTTGCTCTGAGCAGTTTGCTAACGATTACATTTTCTCTGGTATTAGAGGGTAACAATTTTCTTGGCGATAAGAAATCTGCATCGAATGTCTTTAAGGAATGGGCAAGACTTTTGAACTATGAAGCCGCACTACTAAAAGGCGTAGTGGATTCAGACAGAAAAAGATATAAATCCTATCAGAGAAACGGCAAAGTAAAAGATGTAAAAGAGGAAATTGCTGATGCCGTAGAAAATGAAATTGTTTTGCCTGAAGAAACATTTGATTTGGTAGAATCGGAGGATTAATCTCCGTTTTTATAGGTTACATCCTGATAAAGACCCTGCGAACTGGTGGTTGCGCTCTGTTAATGCGGACAACTCGAACAACTTCTGCAATGTCAACACTTCGGGGAGTGCGAACAACAACAACGCTAACAATTCGAATGGGTTCGCCCCGGATTCTTGATACTGTTTGTGGTGCATCAAAAAAACGATTATAGTACACAAACTTGGATTGGACTTAGTAGCGAAAGCGAAAACAATATCCGTTAATCAGAAGGAGGATGTAATCCTTGGTTCCTGCCGTTTGGCATACTTTAAATACCTTGCAGTATCAGTTGAAAGGTATGGTACTGCTCTATCTGATACGGGCATCTGGACGCTGCTTGCATGGTCTGATGACTTTTCTGATTTAGTCAGATTTCATAGATGTACCGTTAAGTAACTTAGGAAATCAGGATCGGAAACTAACCACCAAACAGGATTGATGCGTATGCCTGTTTGACCAGTGGATGATAAAGTTATACAGAAAGGAACCTTTTATTTATTATGACGAGCGAAGAAAGAAAGCAGAAAAGGTACGAAAACAGACAGAAGAAAAGAAAACAGAAAGCAGAGGAAATCTGCGGCAAGACTTTTGAGGATGTGTTCACCTATGAAAATATGGTGGACGCATCCAAGTCTTGTTGTACTGGCGTGAGATGGAAAACCTCTACCATCAATTTTGAAACGATGCTTTTAACGCAAGCCGATAACTTACAAGAAAGAATATTGAATGATGAATATCGGTTTCAAGGTTTTAAGCATTTCAAAACCATTGAACATGGCAAAGAACGAGATATTAACGCACTGGATATTCATGACAGAACAATCCAGAAATGTTATTGCGATGCTCTGATGACGGAGGCATATTCCAGAAGTTTTATTTATGACAATAGTGCAAGTCTGCCCGGTAAAGGAATGGATTTGACACTGGAACGGTTGAAACATCACTTGATCCATCATTACCACAAATATGGTATTGAGGGTGGAATCTATCAATTTGACTTTCATGGTTATTTTGCATCCATTCCTCATGAGGGAGCTAAAGAGCGTTTGCGAAAGCATATTCTTGACGAGAAATTGCAGGAAATAGGCTGTCAGTTAATTGACGATTTTATTACGCTTGGCGGCGTGGAACAAGATGTAGACAATCCACATGGCGTTGGATTGGGCAGTCAGGTATCTCAGAATATTGCGTTAGATTACGCAAGTCCGATTGACCATTACATAAAAGATGTTTGCCGTATTAAAGGTTATGCCAGATATATGGATGACGGTTATGTAATCAGCAATTCTTTAAAGCAATTAGAGGAAATTCGTGACTATCTTATTGAGTATGCGAAATCCCTTGGATTGGAATTAAATGAAAAAAAGAATGTCATTACACCGTTTGCCAATCATAGTTTTCGTTTTCTTAAAATGCGTATTCGATTAGAGCCATCAGGTAAAGTTGTGATGAAACTTAGTCGCAATAGTATTAAAGCTATTCGGCGCAAATTACAGATATTCAGGTTATGGGTTGATGAAGGAAAATTCTCAGCAGAAGATGCTTTTACATCTTATCAGTCTTGGCGTTCTCATGCGCAACGGTGTGACAGTTATCAGACACTTCATGCTATGGATATTTATTTCGTTAAGTTGTTCCAAAAGGAACTGGCAGAAAGAAATAATAAATTCAAATGCACATTGGATGCTAAATGGGATTATGAGGTTGGATGGATTTATTTCACCAGCATAAAAGAGTATAAGGCTGTTCTTGCGGAATTGGATCGTACACGATATGAGCGGTATATGAACGGCTTCGTGCCGCTTTGTGATCGTTGGGAATGGCGTATGCAACAGAGAAGTAAAAGTGCAGAGGCTTTTGCTATATTACGAGAGCTGCGTGAGAATTTTTATCTGCCTGTTGAATCGAATAACTGATCTGCTTTTAAATCTTATCTATGTAAGGAGAGTTAATTTCATGAAATATTTCAATCAGTATGTTGTAACAAAGAGAATTAAGAAAAAGACTCTTTGTGGAGATTTAAATCTTCCGTTTGGAACGAGTTGTTTTGCGAAAGACGGAGTAATTTATTGTGACAAGGGAATGATTTGCGGTGTTGCAAGCCAAGACGCTTATGATTTCTTTACGCAGAACGATGACGGTTTTGCTGAGTTGCGCAGGAAACTCATTGATAGCATTTTTGATGCTCTTAACCGATCCAAACAAAGTATTGAATCTTACAATGCAAAATGGGATAAGGTTTGGAATGATTCGACTTGTTTGAAATATAAGCGAGAAGAGTACGATGATCATTGGTTGTGGAACTATGACTTCTACAACGCAGAAATTGATGTGCTTCAGCATATCGCAAAATTAGTTGACGCAAAGGAGGTCGTATAAATGTATCGAATTATTAAGATTGATGGTACAGAGTTGGGAGTTACAGATTCTGTAAATTATATTAAAATTTCAGAAAATGGTTGTTTTACTAATACTACCGCAGAAAATGCAGTTGGTATTGCATTTAATAGTGTGGCTTATAATTTGGTCGGCCATAATGAAATTGAAGAAACTGATACAGTTGTTGTATCTAAGATTGATGGTGGATATGAAATCAAAAGTCATCAAAATGCGATTGATGGTTTAATCCAGTCTGTTTTGGAGGGCTAAAGATATGAAAAATAAATTGAGAGAAATGTATGAAAATGGGAAAAGTGGCATTGAACCCTCAATTTCTGCCGATGGTCTTTTAAAAGCTATTTCAAAAAAGTGGATTACATTGGAAGATGCTGTTGAAATTATTGGCGGCGAGGATTCTCTTCCTGTTGTGAAAGCTGCGAAACTGAAAGAAATCTCTGATGCTTGCAATAGTGTGATTGTTGCTGGTATTGATCTTGAGTTAAACGAAGGTACTGTTCATTTTAATCTGAGTATTGAGGATCAAAGCAATATTGCAAACTTGTTCCGTGTTGTTGAGTTGGGCGGTACTGAATTCCCTTATCAGTCTGATGGTGGTGTCTGTCGTATTTATACATCTGCTGAAATTGCACAGATTTACATTGCGGCACAAACTATGATTACTACACAGACTACATATCACAATGAATTGAAGATGTATGTTCAGAGTTTGGAAACAGCTGAAGATATTGCCGCTGTTCAGTATGGTATGACTTTACCTGATCCTTATTTAACAGAAATGAACGAAAAATTGTCTGTTGCTCAGGCTCAGATGAATGCTATCATTACTAAATTGAATACTTTGAGAGAATAAGGCGGTGACAATTATGCAGCTAAAACAAATTTTGAAGTTATGTGTTTTGGCTCTTATTGGTGGTATAACCTATATGTTAATTGAATTGGTATGGAGAGGATATAGTCATATTTCTATGTTTATTCTTGGTTCCATTTGTTTTCTGCTGCTCGGTGGTATCAATGAATTTTTGCCGTGGGAACTTGGGTTTGTTTGGCAGATGTTAATTGGGGCTGGTATTGTTACTATACTCGAATTGATTTTCGGTATTGTTGTAAATGTATGGCTTGAGTTGGAGGTTTGGGATTACTCAAACCTCCCCTTTAATTTTATGGGGCAAATTTGTTTGCCATTCAGTTTTGCGTGGACATTGCTTTCAGGCGTTGCGATTGTTGTAGATGATTATTTGCGATATTTGCTGTTTGGTGAAGAAAAACCTCATTACAAAATCCTGTAAGGAGGTGGATGTATATGTCAAATGAAAAAATCATTTGGGATTACTTAAAACAAAAAGGTTTAAGTGATTATGGTGCAGCAGGTTTGATGGGAAATCTTTATGCTGAAAGCGGATTAAACCCACAAAATCTTCAAAATACCTATGAGAAAAAGCTCGGCTACACAGATGTTTCCTACACTGATGCTGTTGATAGCGGATCTTATTCCAATTTTGTAAATGATAGCGCAGGATACGGGTTGGCACAGTGGACTTTTTGGAGCCGTAAAAAGGCTCTTTTTCTTTTTGCTAAAAGCAGAGAAAAGTCTATTGGTGATTTGAATATGCAACTCGATTTCTTAATGAAAGAATTGCGAGAAGGATATATTGGCGTTTTGAATACTTTGTGCAATGCCACATCTGTTCTTGAGGCATCAAATGAAGTTCTGTTTCGTTTTGAACGCCCAGCAAATCAAGATGAAAGTGTTCAAACAAAGCGATGCGAATTTGGTCAGAAATATTATGATCAATTTGCTAATCAATCTCAAATGAAAGGAAGTGATTGCGGTATGAAATATAGTGATAAAAATCCTCCGATTGTATGTATGCAGAAAAACAGCACTTGCTATAAGGGAACAAGTATTATGACAATTCGTGGTGTATTGTGGCATAGTACAGGAGCAAACAATCCAAATCTCAAACGGTATGTTCAGCCGTATGAAACGGACGAAAATTATAATGAGATGATTACTTTGCTTGGTAAAAATAATAATGGTAACGACTGGAATCATATTAAACATCAAGCAGGATTAAACGCATGGATTGGTAAATTGGCAAACGGAACCGTTGCATCCATTCAAACGATGCCGTGGAATTATAAGCCTTGGGGCTGCGGCGGTGGATGTAATAATGGCTGGATTCAATTTGAAATTTGTGAGGACGCTTTGAACGATGCAAATTATTTCAATCAAGTTTATCAAGAGGCTTGTGAACTAACTGCTTATCTTTGTAAAAAGTACAATCTTGATCCAATGGGTACTGTCACTTATTCAGGTAAAAAAGTTCCTGTAATTCTTTGTCATGCCGATAGTTATAAACTTGGTCTTGGCAGTAATCACGGAGATGTTTTGCATTGGTTTCCAAAGTTTGGTAAGAATATGGACGATGTTCGCCGTGATGTAGCGGCATTAATGAACACAATTAATATTGAGGAAATGGAGGATGAAGATATGACTCAAGAAAAATTCAATGAAATGATGAATGTCTATCTGAAAGGATTGCAAGATAATGATTGTGGTCAGTGGTCTGCTGATGGACGAAATTTCGTAATTGATAAAGGTTTGTTTGTTGGTAATGGTACAACTGTCAATGGTGAACCTAATTATATGTGGGGTTCTTTCTTAACAAGAGAGCAATTTGCCGTTGTTATAAAACGCTTCGCAGAATTGAATGGTTTGTTATAAATAATGGGTATTATTTATAAAGTTACCAATACTGTCAATAATAAATCTTATATTGGACAAACACAACTTTCTCTTGAAAAAAGGTACAATGAACATTTTCGTGATTCTAATAGGCGGGATTATAAATTTTCAAGAGCAATCAGAAAATACGGCAAAGAAGCGTTTTCTGTTGAAATACTTGAAGAAGTTCCTGCCGAAAAATTAAATGAGCGTGAGATGTTCTGGATTGATACTTTTGATACTTATCATAATGGATATAATAGTACAAAAGGTGGAGAAGGTCTTTTAAAAGTGGATCAGCATCAAATTGAACAATTATGGGACGAAGGTTTAAGTATTGCAGATATTGCTTCTGTCTTAGAACTGTCTCTTATACACATCTCCGAGCCCACGAGACCGAGGCTGATCTCGTA